GCGATTGGCCACGATGGTCTGTGTACCGGAAGTCCATGAGACAACGCGGACAATTTCCCACAGATCCGGGGATGTCGCATACCGACCCGCTAACAGCAGCCCGGTGGGATCAAGTCCCGTCGCCTGAGTCTGTAGGACCGTAGACGAAAGCTTGATGTTCGTCTGCCCGGAACTGGATGATGTGGCTGTCGTGCCGCCTCCATCATCCGGGTAGAAGCCCGACGCGGTGGACACCTGCGTCGCAATCTTCCGCGCAATCGACTGGTAGCCATGCGTAAAACCAGCCGGCGCTTTGGGTAAGGCAGTGCCTGTCCAGCCCTCGACAGGCTCCGCATCATAAATTAGGGACGGGAGAAACTCCGAGCCGCCCCCCGGAATCGTCCGTTCATGCCGCGTTACTGGCATCTATTCAGGACTCAATTTCGCCCGTAATAGAAGCAGTTCCGCCTGCATCGCCTTCAGATTCTCTTTCTGCCGCTGCCGATAGCGCGCTGTAGCTTGCTGCCGCGCCTTATACCCTCTCTCACTCCTCTCATAGGCTTTTACACTTTCCGGATGCGCCTGCCTCCACCGAGCCTGTCTCAGCCGAGCATTTTCTCGTCCCTGCTCACTATGGATGTATGTGTGTATACGATCTGGATGACGCTCCCGAAATAATTGCGTGCGCAATGCGCAACACAATTTGCATTGCCGGGCTCCGACATTATCGATGAATCCATACTGATCGAATCTGTGCCCGCGTTTACACTCCTCTTTCCTGGCATTGTTTGCCGCCGGTCCAGTCCCTCGAAGAATGTTCTCTTTAATCGCTACATCTTCGAGATGGTCCGGATTGACACATGCGGTATTCCGACAGAGATGATCGATGGAACGGGACGGCCATATACCACGCGCGATGCGGAAACTAACTCGGTGGGCATACATCGTAACCCCACCAGCCTTAAGCCTGCCGTATCCATTCGGAGTCAGCTTCCCCAGCCACAGTCGGCAACCCGTCGAAGTAGCCTCGCCCATCAGAGCCTGGAACCGTTGAACGACATCCGCCGTAATTTCTATTTCCTTCATGCTGGCCCAGGTAGCAGACCAGCAGGCGAGAGTCAATCCAAGTCAGGTAAATGAAAGGGTTACTGTGACGTTCAACGTATCGCCATTCAGAACCGCGCGAGAGCCGGCGGCGAAGTCTGCGGCAGAATAGAGCGTACCGAGTGTGCCGGCCTTGACGCCAAGATCACACATGAATGCACCGTAGATCGTGGCTGTACCGTTGATATTGAATACGCACACAGTACCGCCCGAGCCGGTATCATTCGCAATGCCACGGCCGGAGCCAACAACCTTCAGCGATCCATGGAGGAACGGCGTCCGCGTCGCATTCGAGTACGCGGTCGATTCCGTCCAGCCCTTCGATGCCATCGTATCCGTGGTAGCAACCGCAGTGGCCGAGCCCTTGAGGCCGATGAACAGGCGATCCGCTGCCTGCCACGTCGCGGTGTTATCCGTGATGGTGTACGTGGTCGCCGCCGTGGCGCTGTACGCTGGGGTCGGCCAGGTCGGTTCGGTCGATGCATGGGATGTCCCAGCAATCGAACAGACCCAGTACCGCGTGCCTGGAGAGGCTACCGGCTTGACATATTGACCGACTGAATACGCCGTACCAACAGCCCAGCCGTTAGGAAGCCGCCGCCCATCACCAGCATTCGTGCCCATGAATGTGCGGTTCGTCACGAAGTCCATCCCGACATCGGGATTGACGTTCCAGAAGCTCTCAGTCCACTTCAACTGACCGTGTGCATCGTAGCACTCGATCAGGTAATGCCCGCGACTTTTCGACGGGACATCAATCAGCGACTTGGCTTGTAACGTCGCTCCGATCTGCAATTCCGCCTTGGCTTCCTGCCCGGTCTGCATGCTGCCCCTCCACCTTCCGCCAATGCACGCAGATCGTCCGCGCGCCAAACCACCTGTACCGCAGTGATCGGAATGTCGTCAACGTTCTCAACGCGGGATGCTTCGACGGATAACACTCACCCGCATGGCAGAGCGACGTTGGATCGGCGTATCCGCATGCGTAGCATTGGTCCATGTCTCCGACCGATGTGCCAGTACATGGATGACACCCGCTGTTGCGTCGGCTACATCCTTTGTCCCAGGAATACGGCGTCCATTCGCATCTACTGTCCATTCAGGGTGATCGATCTTGCCGGTCTTTTCGTCACGTTCCAGGGCTACAATCTCTTGCATCCATGGCACGTAACGATATGTCTTCAACCGCCGGTCGTAGATAGCCTGTTTCAGATCACCGTAGGCAGTGTCTTTCTCCACGGAGACAATGCCCGTCTTAAAGCCGCGCAGCCGGAGGTTTTGGAGTGTAGCCACAGATTGAAACGAATCAGCGGAAACCCACTGAATGGGAATCATGATTTCGTCGCGGAGCCGGATCACTAATTCGCCGACATCGGCGAGGATCACTTCGTCACCAGGGGGAGAGATAATACGGAGCATGGCTTCGATGACGAATACCGGGAGCCGCTCAACATAGATACGACGGTCATCAATCTCGCGCACTTCGATGGGCCGGCGCTCCGCATCGGCAATCGCCACATCCACTGCCGTCCGCTCAATCTCGACCACTCCGGCGGTGTAGCCCATGGCAAAGCCGGTGGCATCGGGACGGCCGAGCCCGAAGTCCAAATGGACGGCCCGGGGGGATTTGACCATGTGGTCAAAAAACTGCGGGAAGACTCGGAGGCCATCCCGGAGGGTTGTGACTTCGAGGGAGAAGGGATGGCTCCGGTCATCTTGAAAGCAGTGCTCGATGGCGTTGCGTCGGGCGATGTAGGGCCGGAGCGAGAGCGTCGATCGGCCGGCAATCTCTCGGAGGGCTTGATCGGTGTCCCGCTCGAAGTCCTTCCGGTACTCCACCGGCACTTCGACCACATCAGTGATGCCAACGTGGTCCGGAACCGGATCCTCGTCCTTAAGCACACGACTCGGCGAGGTACCGTGCCCGACGACAACGCGGAACCGGGGGCCGAGCAGCCGATCCTCCTTCGTGCCCCACTGCGGCAGATCAGCCACATAGATCATAGAGACGCCGGTCTGCACGATATCGGCGTGAGCTTCGGCAATCTTGCGCTCCGTGAAGTCGTCCGGGTAGCGCTTAGACGAGACCATGATGAGCTTACCCGGGAGCCGGCCGAATTGCATGAAGCGGGATTTCATGCGGCGGCTGAGACTCTCGTAGTTCGCGACGGCTACATCATGGACTTCGCCACCGTAGGGTCCACCGTAGGGTCGACGCTTTGAACGGGTCACCACCGGCATAAAGTTTGCCTCGTCCATGATGGCAAACATCACGTTCAAACCGATGGCTGCGGTATCGAGCCCGGAAATGGGACGCATGACGATCGATCCGCGCCCCAGTAACAGTTCTGTCCGTCGTGGATCGAGTGGACATGCCTCCCTGAAGTACGGGCTTTTGGCGATGAGCCGGGCGATATTGCCGAACAGGACGTTCTGAGCGTGCTCCTTGGATATCGATTGCATGATGAAAACAATCGATGACTCTTCCGCCAGCCCGTACTCCTTCTGCGGATTCAGCAGGCAACTCACTCGGTACAATTCGTAGGCAAAGAGTAGATCAGCCGTATACGATTTGCCCCAGCCGATTCCGCCCGTCAGCACTACTTCGGTGTAATCCCCGGTGACAATCTCATGCAGAATCTCAAGTACCTTGGGGAAAACCTGTGGATTACCGTTCACATCATCAGAGAGTCCGAGAAAGTACGGGTCTTTCACGAACGTCTCGATGGGAACCGGCTTCCATTTCCACCGGCACAGGTCTTGGAGCGGCGCAGTGTCTCCCTGCAACGCCGCGTTGACGGCTGCGAGATACTCTTCGCGCTCTATCGAGTTGGGCAGTTGGGCAGCGACATCGATGAGACGCTGAATCGCCGGATCATGGTCCAGCATGGATGGCTGCCATCACGGCAGTCGCCTCTGCCAGCACTGCCAGCATATCGAATGGATCGTCGGTATCCTCGGGATCCTCTTCCCAATTCACCAGGATGGTGGTCGACCAATCAGTCACCGGGCGGCTGAGGAGTCCAGGGCCAGGACGCGGGGGGAGCCGTTTCGCAATGGCCAGGAACAATGGGCGGAGCCGTTCGTGACTCCGGCCACAGACCGTCACCACCTGCTCAAATGAAAAAGGCCAGGACGTATTGTCACTGGCCCAATCGATGACTTCCCACGCCGCGTCGATTTCCCAATCGGTCATGGGATCGAGTCCACGCTCCAATTCGCGCAATGCTTGCTGGAAGACCGCCCGCATCAGCTTTTGGAGCCACGGTGGGAAGGGAGATTCCGGCTCCGATTGCAGCGATGTCAGAATCCCGAGACTCGACCAGATTCCCCGCTCATCGCAGCGTACTAAGCAGGGCGTACTATCCGGATTTGCCATGGTTTCCGCTCCAGAGTGATCCCCCGCCCCGTTTTCTCAACCGCCGTCCGCTCCACAAACTCCGGTACGTACACCACCACACGCGTGGGCTTCCGTTCAATGATTCGGCAGGCAACCCATTTTCCGCCGACCAGCGTTTCGTACGTGCACTCGTCGGTCACGGTTCCTTTTTCGGCGGGAACGGTTCCTTTTGTGGCAATGGCGGGAACACCGGGGCCTTTATCAGCGGCAGCAATTGCGAGGCAGTCACTCGCGCCTGCGGATCGAGTGGCGTACTCGGCAAGCCAAAGAAGACCGCCATCATCGCCAGCCCCGCCTTCCACGTTCCCGCCCCATGCTCCGACAGCCCCGGCGGTACCCAACCCATGGCAATGATCGCCCCGAGCAGCCCGCCGCCGTACTTAATCAGAGTGCGAATCAAGTTCTTGAACGCATCCTCATCATCCCGGACGCGGTGCCACCACGCGAGCATAACCCCTCCCCCCCTTTAACACGGCGGAATAGCACTATTCGGATAGCGAAACAAGCGGACAGGCAGTAACTGTGCTTTCTTCTTGGTCTTAATCACCAGCTTCTTTCAGATACTCGTCTTAGTCCTCCTTTGGATATTCCTACAGGCTTTCCGCATCTGCCTGTCGAACGGTCAGGCAACATGCTACGCAGCGCACCATGGCGACGGAAGTCGATAGTGCGCTCGCGGAAATCACCGACGCACTCGCCACGATCGGCCCGGAAATCGAGGGGCTACTCGATTACGACCGGATGCTCGACAAGCCGGAAGAGAAGGACGCCAAGAACGCCGTGGCGGAACTGTACCAGCAGTACAAGCGGCGCAGCGACAAGCTCACCATCGCGAAAGATGCGCTCAATGACTTGCTGTCAGACGGCTATCCGGCCGTCGAGTCCGGCCATGTGTCCAGCGAAGTCCTGGCCACGTTAACCGACAACCGCGACACCGTACTCGCCGCATTCGGACAATTCGTCGCCGATCAAGTCAGTGGTGGCGACATCACGTTGGGCGATCCCGTTCCGAAGGACAAGTAACAGAGTGCGCTCCGTCCGAAAGGAGATACGCAATGACCACGGAGGAGAAAATTCCATTTACGGTGCAATTCACCAAGCCCGATGGATCGCCGGGTGAAGTAGACGATATTCCGGTCTACTCTGTCGATCCGGCAGGCATCGCCGAAGTTATCAATATCGGCGCAGACGGACTGAGCGGAGAACTCTCCGCACTCGCAGTCGGGGCCGGTACACTCTCCTGCGATGGAGACGCCGACCTTGGCGATGGCGTGGTCCACGTCGTGTTGACGGCACAGTTCTCCGTCACCGATGTGCAGGTCACCGGGGGCACGATTTCACTCGGTGCTCCCGTTCCGAAGTAAACGGCTTCCTCCAGGGGCAGCAATTCGGCCCACAAACTCCACCCAGAGCCCGCTGGGTTGCTGTCCCCTGCCCAATTCGGAGAGGTTCCCGGCAATGATACGACGCCTACTCGCTGCGACTGCCCTGGCCCTACTCGCGGCCGGCTGTGCCTTGTGCAAGCCGGAGCCGCCTCCATGCCCAACCTGTCCCACCTGCCAGTCGTGTCCTCCGCCCGTGGTGACACAGCGTCGCGGCGGCTGAGTGCTCGACCGCATCGTTGAGCTAGCAGCGGGATCAGATTACGACTTCCGGGTCCATGCCAACCCGGACGATCCACTCACCGTCTGCTTCGATGCGTGGGTACCGTACTACCGGCTCAAATGGGCGATAGCTCGTGCCATCAAGCCGGAGCGCATCTTGGAAATCGGCATCCGGTACGGCTACGGAGCCCGATCATTCCTCGAAGGCTACCCAGACGCAGCGTACACCGGCATCGATAACGACTCGGCGGAGTACGGCGGCGTGGTCGGCGCGATCAAGTACGCCGGTTCAATGCTCGCCGGGTGTGGGCGGAGTGTGGCGATCCATCGAGCGGACTCCCAGCAACTCAACCCATTTCCCGGCGGCTACTACGATCTGATCCATGTGGACGGCCGACAGGACTTTCCCGGCTTCCTCAGTGACGGGCTGAAGGCACTGAAGCAGGGCCGGTACATCCTCATGGATGGCATCTACCATACCGAGACGAACCAGGAAGCTGCCCGTACCCTGGTACAGGATCACCTGGCAGAAATTGCCTGGTACGGTGTTATCCCGCGTCCGTATGGCGATCTGCTGATTGCGACTCTGCCCATGCCTGGTGCCGATCAATCGTCCGCATAATCCCGCAGCGTCGACACTGCTGCGGGATATGCCCAGCCGGTACCTTCATCCAGAGTCGTCCCGTGTAGTCATCCCAGCAATGCGTGTGATCGTGTTCTCTCATCCAGCTTAGTTTACCGTCACGGATGCGGGCACGCAATAGTCGTCCACGCTGTCGATCTTTTCCTGCGCCGTCAACCAATATGACCCGACGAACACGGAATCAGGGAAGGGACGGCGAATGTCAGGGAAGTTGTTCGCACACAGATACGTGATGCTGGGCGGGGTCGAGCCGAGCAGACTCGCCGGCAGACAGATGTTGCGAGTGCTGCGCGTCTTCCCGGTATTCGGGCCGAACTGATCTTCCCAACTGATCGCCTGCCGAACGGACTTCGAGAAGTTGTAGCACGCCCACACCGACGTGAGCGGCTGTGCCGGCGGCAGATTGTTCAAGTCCTTCACGGCATTAATGAGCACGAAAGACCGTCCACCGAGTTGGTCGGTAAACGTGCCGAGACCTGGTGCCGTCACGGTAAGTGTCGGACGCGGATTCGGCAGCGGCAAATCGAAGTCGGAGAAGCCCAAGATATGCGGCCCGAAGACATCATTCGGCAGCGCAGGAGTAAAGATCCGCCGTGCCGTCAGGCGCTCCGGGTCAGGAACAGACGCATCAACGATGCCCAGAATGGGAATGTCCATCAAGCCGCCGGTCTGCGCCACCACGCGCTGATTCTTGATCTGGTAGCCAACGATCGGACCCACTTCCGGGCAGACTTCGATCTTACTCGTCTGCTGACCACCAGAGACGAGGTTCCCGTTGTCACATTCGGCCACATCGTATCGAATCAACTGGAAGATGGAGTCGCCCGGATCGGCGATGACATTGAGTTGGAACGACAGCGAGCAGAAGCCAGGAGGGGTCGGACTGTTCTCCGGAATCACCAACGGAGCCGGCGAGACCGTCAACGTGATCGTGCCGGGACTCGGGAGCGGCGTATTGTTGGCCAGGCCCGTCGAGAACGTGACACCGCAGTCCGTCGTGATGGTCGAATCACCCACCCACTGAATGCGTGGCCCACCGGGACGCGGATTGCAGATCGGAGTAACGAACGGCTGACAATCCGAATCGAAACCCAACGCAGACAGATCAAGCTGCGTACCGAACAGGATCTCGCCGGCACCGAGACCAGCACTGACCGTGATCGGCTGTCCCGAATCGAGGCAGCAGTCGCAGTTACCCGTGGTCTGATCCGCCGTACAGTGCTGCGCCGGATCGGCCGAGACACACGCCGGGAAAGCAGGCTCAACAATACTCGGGTAGTCCAGATTGATAAATCCGTTGCAGGTTCCGATGGTCTGTGCCGCCGCACTCCCCACCATTGCGACCAGTCCAAGCAGCAAACCTGTGGTTTTCATTGGGATTTACTCCCTCCTTGGTGAGAAGTTATCACATATCCCGATGGTACTGTCTACAGAAACCGCAATACTGCTCTTTGATATCCACCGGGTGATGACTCTCCCGATCACACTGCGGACAGATGATCGAGTTGGCGGTCCCGGGCGCAGTGCTTTTCATCCAGCGTTCGACCGCCCATGCGTAATCGTTAAACTGGCGGAGTAGTTCAGCAGCGGAGTAATGCCCATTGTCCTCCAGATACTGCGCCGCATTACGCATACGCTCAAAGTCCCGGTCTGTAGGACGAAAGTCCAGCGCACCGATCAGTTTTCCCAGCATCACTGCATCCCTACGAATCACCAGGTCTTCTTATCATCAATCAGCGGGTCGTACTCATGTTCCTGACCCTTCTTCGGGGGCTTAAATCCAATCTCGTCGTACTTCCCATCCGTGCGGAGAATCCACGCGAGGGCACGGAAGTCAGTCAGACTGGTCTCAGCGCGATGTCTGTACTCAGAGCAGCGCGTGATCCTGTGCCGTATCAGCACATCGAGAAAGTTACACTTAATGTACTCGATGCCGTCGCCAACGACGACCGTCGAGTGGGCACATGTCGAGCACAGTTGCCCGTCGAAATTCGCCTGCACTTTGACGTTCATATGTAACTGTGTCGTCCTTTTTCGGTTTTTGATGTCGCTCCAGGTTTTCATACCTTCGCCTCAAGCGACATGTCAGCCGTCTCGGCTGGCGGGCTATTCGCGTTGTGAGACCATGTGGCATTGAAAAATTCCTCCTTTACAGTTGCGGTGAACGACGGGTCTTGTAGTGTGTGTCGCAGTACGTCTTGAGCCAGCCGGGGCCTCTCGGTCCAGGCGCAGGCGCTCCGCAGCGCTCGCAGATTGTTCCTGACCGCTGCTCTGCCTCATCAACCACCACTTCCATTGCCGTCCGGCGTTCCGGCTTGCTGGCGGTGAAGTAGTATCGCAGCTTGCCGTACTTCTCCTTCACCTGATCGACGGTGTACTTCGGATCGATCCGAAGAAGTTGCGCATGAACCTCGGCAATAACCGGGTGCCAGCCTTCCTCCGTCCCAGACGGGATGCGTGGACGCGGGAATCCTTCTGGTAGTCCGTCAGGCATCACGCTTATCCCTGGGTTTTAGGCATCGGGGATGGTCAGAATCTCGATGTTGAATGCAGTCAGTGGCCGATTCGGCTTCCCGTCCGACCGGCGCGGACGGCTCTTGGGGACCGACCGCCACAGTCCGAACGCCGCCGGGTGATCCGACAGCTTCAGCGCCTCGGTCAGATTCGGGGTCCACTCGAACGAGCCCATGCCGTCGAGTCCCTCCGGATCATACGCGCGCAGATACTCCCCGTTCCAGAGCGGACGGCCATCCGCAAGTCCGCGACTCACAATGACAACTGCCATGTAGGGGTCGACCTGTAGCAGATAGGTGATCTTTGTCAAGTGGGCCTTCAAGCGGCCCTTCCCGCATGACTTCACACGGGCGCTTCCCCTGCCTGCTACCATGGTAGGCGACCCCACGGGGGCGGGAGGTTGACATGGGTCGGATGTGGATGGCGGTCCTCGGTAGTCTGATGATGGCGACGGTGGGATACGCCATGAATGCGAATCCCCGAGTCGGACCGGCCGGAACGACGGTCAATCTGGTCTCGCAGGCGCGCAATCTCACCAGCGGGGTCAAATGGGACTTCGGGGACGGCACAAAGATGGAAGGAGCAGGCATTCAGGACCACACCTGGAATGCGCCCGGGTCGTTCAAGGTCATCGCCAGCTGGATTGTCGGAACGACCACACACACCGACACGGCCACAGTGACCGTCACTGGAGGCACACCGACTCCCACAACGACGGCTCCTTCGACGGTCCCTGGTGAAACGTCGACTACCACCACCACCGAAGAGCCGGAACCAACCACGTCAACGACAGTGCCGTTGGCGTTCCCACTGATCGATCCGACCTACTGCACAGTCACCATCGCGATCCCGAACCAGACGCATTTTCTCTGGTGGTGCTCCGGGACACCTGCGAAACCGGAATGCCATACCGCCGATCAAGCCGAACGCGACGCGATGGAATCGTTCATGACCGATGTCGCCTGGCCGGAACTCGACCGCTACGTGCGCGACGAGCCGGCGTGCAAGAGTCTGCTCTGGTACTCCGGCAGCAAATTGGGCGAGATTACGACGGGACTCGGGACCGGACCATTCTACTTCGATCTGGCCTCAACCTCGCCGTGGTATGTGAAGGATGCCGGACGGAATTACGGCAATGATTGGTATTACGCCGATTCCGTACGGACGTGTGTCCTTGGTGGGACGGCGGCACAGCGCTGTGCAGCGAAAATGTCGTTGGGACTGCGCGAGTACCTGAACATCCGCGTCGAAGGTGGCGAATGCGTGGCTGGTGGCATTACCTGTCCGCTGCCCGTGAAGGGTGCCATCGACGGACCGACATCAAAAGCCGGCGTAGCGGATCGGAAGGCAAAGATCGTACCACCGACCGACTCGAAGGTGCTCGACCTGCTACACCGGACACACGTGGCCCACAAAGCAGTCTCCGATGTTCGCTGCGGACTCCCGGGCGATGTGACTGCACCGAGTGTGAAGGCAGCACATCAAGCCTACGAGTCGAGTCCTTACTGCCAGCAGAACGCGACGTACCGGCACTTCTGCCGGATGAAGATCTTCTCCGGCTACGCCGATACCGTAGAGAACGGCAACCCGAACGGCTGGACACGGGAAGAGGAATGCAAGTGGGCGCGGAAGCAGGACGAAGCTCACATGCAGTGGATGCAGGGAGAGGAACAGGGGAATTGGGTCATCGCCTGGCGAGCCGATAGCTGGCACCGCTGGCTACATGGCTTCATGAACCGGAAGCCTGCACCGGACGTGATAATTCCAGTCCGGTGGGCCTGCACCTTCGATCCCAACGTCGAAATGGGCGTCTGCCCGACACCGACCGCAGCCGAATACCTGGCTTCGATCCCGACTCCGGAAATGGGACCGAACTAGCCGCCGATCAGTACGCCCCGCCGCAGCCCGCAATGGATGCGGCGGATGGGCGCATGGAGCCGGTGGGGACCGACAACAGTATTGTTGCGGATACCGAGCGAGGATCGTACGGCATCGGCATCGATGCTGAATCGGTCACAGATGGCTTCAAAAGCCATCGGCCAGACTGATTCCTTTTCGGTGAACCAGTCGAGTAACTCGTTCATGACCAATTCCCAATGCCGACGTGCCGCGATATGTGCCGTGGAGTAATACTCCTGAAATTTGGGGGATGAGATTCGGTGCCATTCCAGTATCGCGTTCTCCAGCACCGCGAAGCACAGCTTTAACTCGCCAGAGAACTCGGAAACCGGACGCCGATTTCGATACTCATACTGCGATGGCAGCATAAGATCCACGTCCAGTTTGGGCTCATACATCGACCGATCCGATCGGATCATCGGCCGCACCCCTCCCCCGCCGTCGAGTGTTACGACCACTTCGAGTGTGGCATGACGTGCCGGTGGACTTCAGCGCCCACTGGAAAGCGGACGATCCGAAGTGCCTTCCGACGGATCCGTGCCCGGGTAGACTGATACCGCCGGCCGGCACGGAAGGCTAACCCACCGATCACCACAACAGAGAACGCACTACCAACCACGGCACCGAGACCGAACGTCCACCAATCAACCGCCCACACCATCGTCACCAGCGTTGTCATTGGACTGTTTCTGGCTCGTCGTCCTCTGGTTCCTCTGGTTCGTCTGTGTTGCCTCGGATGCTTTCGATCAATCGGCTCGTTGCTTTCCGGAACCGATCCCGACGCTGCGCTTCGACCGCCAACAGCGTGCCGTAATCGAGTGACTTGATATCCACTTCATGTTTCACAGGCTCCCGGGCGATTAGTCCGGTCTGCAATTGGTACTCGGTAAACTCCTTGAGGGTACCACGTAGCTGTTCGATTGCCATGCCGATCGTGGGCAGCAACATGGGCATCTGCGTTTCGTTCTGCACTGCCCTGGCAACCCGCTCTGTCTGCACATTGACCAGCCAGACATAGCGCTCGAAGATGTCAACCTGTTCCTTGAGATGCGGCTCCATCATCGCGCGCAGATTATTGGCTCTCGGATCGTCTGGACTGAGTACGATCCCAAGCACTTGGTGGCGGTATTCGCGCAATAGCCTGACGAGCGTCTCGGACTTAATCTTCGTGCAATAGCCCATTTCCGACTGAATCACGCGCGCGACGTGCTCGATACTCTCACCACGCGCCAGGCGTGCGTTGATTTCCTCGAACTTTGGAAGATCGAGAATCTTACGGAACCGGCGATTGAATGCGTTCAGGTCGGTAACTTCGGCCATAACCCACCTGGTAGCGAACTCAGAGTAGTCGATTCAACTCGGGGAACGACGGATCGGAATCAGACCGATTTCTCCCGGCCCTTTCGAGACATGCTCCATCGCCTCAGCCAGCCATTCAATCTGTCGCGGCATCGGATCGTTCAGATACGCCGACCACGCTTTCTCGCCTTTCTGCAACACGACCGACTGCGAGAGCCGCACCTTGGGAAAGCCGAGTGAACGACCTTTTTCTAGTAACTGCTCAGCCGTCTTCATCCGCTGCCACTTCCTCCGGCTGAAATCCAGCATCCCGAAGCGCGTCCGTAATCGGGTGCCGATTGCCCCGGTCCATGTTGCAGTGGGCATGCGCTGGCACCATGTTTCGGAAAGTATTCGGGCCTCCACGAGAACTCGGGACATAGTGATCCACCGTCATCGTCTCAAGAGTCAATGGTTCGCGACACCAAAAACACCGACCACGCGTCTTTGCCAGCAACTTTAACTTCCGCTGCCGGCGCTCGCGTTGACGTGGACTTAGCGGTCCCTTCTTTTTCTTCCGCACCCGATTACATCCCCCACAAACCCCAGCGGAGTCGGTCAGCAGCAGCCCGATTGAGAATCAGCCCGCCAACATCGCCAACATGATGAACCTCGGAATCCGGAGCGACATCAACCTTCGGCACAAACCGAATCGCTGAACCAATCCGGCATTTCAGACTGACCGCGTGTTCGGCAAGTATGGTCACAGGCGAAATAAGAATCAATCCCTGCCCGGTGTGATCGACCACCGATAGATCAACCCAGGCAACGGCAACCTTCTTGGATTTCGTCCGGGGACGAGGAACCGATCGCTTCGGAGAAGGCAACCGCTCCAGGTTAGCAACCAGATCCATCAGGCCATCCCGGGACTGTTGGAGCAGCCGGAAGTCATCCGCCGAGCCTTTGGAATCCGGATGGTACTTCGGTGCGAGCGCCCGATACCCCGCCTGCACAATCCGCCGCATCATATCGCTCGCGTGCATTAGCTCATTTGCGTTTTCCAGGCCGCTTCAGCGGCTTCGCGGAGAAGTGGTCAGGAAAAGTAAACTGCCGGATGCAGTTATCGCAGGGAGTCGGAGTCAGTCGAATGAACTGCCATTCCCGGAGTGGACCGAACAGCATAACGCAGCCGGCACGATGGATACTGCATGCGTAGTTCCCACACAGATGGCACCGCGATAACGTATCACCTTCCCGCTCGTTCTTGTCTCGCGTCAGGAGCGCCAGACTTTCCCATTCCTTGTCGCAGTTTGGAACGAAGCATTTCCGTTTGTGCTTCGGAATCTTCTTGAGTATTGGTTTCGCGGTTCCCCAGCCTCGTACTTCTGTCTCTTCCTTTTTCACTCCTTCTCCATGGTCATGGAAATACGCGGAATCCCATTGAGCACATCGAGCCCGATGTTGATAACCAGAGCGTCGTCGTCATCATCGAGTGGATCAACTCGGAGGGTCAGTGCGCCGTCGCCGAGCCGCTCGATGTGGAAATGGCCGAGCCCTTCGGAACAGACGGCTTCGCCATCGGGATCGAAAATCTGGATGTTCATTGTGTGCTGAACGATCGAGGCGTCAGAATCCGCTTCGCCTGCTGCGTGCCGAGTGCGAGGTTCCGGCGGATCTGTTGGCGAGCGTACTCATCCAAGAAGCAGGCCACACCCAGAATCTGGGCCGGCTCGACACCATTCTGAAATGTCACTTCGGCGACCGCCTGTCCGGTTGCCGCGAAAGTAATGAGAATCCGTGGTCTTGTATCGCGCCCCGACTCCTCTGCCTGCGCTGCCTCATCCCGTTCCGCCATCAGCTACCTCCCCTCACATAGGCCACTTCCCTGAGCTTTTGTCAACCCTCGGGATCGACCATGGTCTCGTTGGTCGGCGCTTCCACCTTCGCCAGCTTGACTCCATAGGCCCGCTGGAGATTGGCCAGGTGCCACTCCAACGACTGCTCCGGGTCGACTGCATTCGCCCGGTAGTCCGTACAGATCAGATCGAGCGCATCCCCACGACTCAGCGGAGCGGTCTTCTGGTCGGCTCCGGCAACCTGCTCGATGCACGCTTCGACGTTTTCCCGCTGCTCTTCCGTCATCCGTACCTGTAACGTCACCATCAAATCGTCGGTGTCCTCATCCGTATCATCCGCCCGCCGCTTCGCCCGTTCCTTCGTCACTGCCTCGGTAATCTGCGCTGCCGTCATACTCTTTGCACGTTCCAGCCATTCCTCCAACGTCTCCGATGTCGCCACCCGGAGCAATTCACGCGATTTCGCCCAGCCCGCTTCCTGCAATTTGGTCGGAGTCAACCCCAGACTCTTTGCTTTGAGGTAGACACGGATCAGATACATCGCCGGCCGGTAGCCGATTCCCAGCACCTTCGGACAGTAATCCCGGAACGGCAACTTCGAGTCTTGCTTCCAGCGGTCGTTCTCGTAGAGGTAGTTCAGGCAGCCCCCCTGCAAGTACCGCGAACAGTCGCCGGTATCGCGGAGCTTCCCGATTAACGCGGTGACTTGTGGTACCGAGACGACAACAGCCGGAGATTTCTCCGGGTCACAGACATGCAACGCCTGCTCAAAGACACCAGTTTGTGCGGCAACACTTTGCTCAGCCATGACCACAACCTCCCACTACTGATCCCGTTCATCATCATCCTCATATGGTCCCCGACGAGGAGAGAGACAGAACTCGATCCAGTCGCCGAATACTGATAATCCCTTATCGCTGTTCTGCACCAGACGACCATGAACAACAATGCGGCTGCCGGCTTCTAACCGATCCAGACAGCGTGCGGCACGCTTCCCGAAGACCACAATCGGGACGACCAATGCGCGATTCGACTGCTCTGCTGGGCCTCCATCATTCACTTCCAGAAGTAACTGCGCGATCGGTCCGACCCGCTGCGTCTTGTCTTCGATCGGATCCTCCCGCAATACACCACTCAACGTCAGAAAATTAAGGCTCCGCACGACCTTTACCCTCCGCCACCCGGTCGAGAAGCCGCAACTTCAGTTCCAGAGCGCCGTGATCCCGCAACATGGCGGGACGCACGATAATCTCCACTCCGGTGCGTCGACCGTAGAATTTGACGATGTGCTCATCCACGATTTGCGCATCGTCCTTCCACACCACACCCGTCAGACAGTCCTCGACTGCCCGGGTCAGCTTCAACACATCCGGCTTCTTCGTATGCCACGGGGGCGCATTGCGCCGGAGCGTACCACCCGGTGTCCAGTGACCTTTCACACGCGGCAATACAAAGAGCAGATTGAGAATGACCGGCCCCTCGAATGGGGAGAACTTCCATGCCTGCTGCGCGGCGAACTGGACGGCGGCACGCCAGTGCTTCACCCGGTCGCCACTCGCATCGGAGACCGCGACATGCGTCTTCCCGTCCTTGCCGCGATAGGGGAACGCACGCTTCGAGCCACCCGGGACCGGCAGACCGGCCACGAAGAAGCGGACGGTCAGTTCATCTTGTAAAGCATCGGTCGGCTGCGGGGCAGGAAATAGCTCGCGGGTCGGCTCGACTGGCACACGCTCGTTCTCCACCATGCTGGATTTCCTTCAGCTTCGCGGCAACGCGATTCCAGACCCGGGCATCGAAGCGGATCATGAACTCTCGGAACGGCGACTTCTTCTCCAATGCCATCGAGACATAGAGAATCCGCCCCCACGATAATCCGGCGAGCTTCATGTAGACGTGCAGACGGAATTCGTGCTCTGGCTGCGGAGCCTTCAACAGCTTGAACAGCGCACCATCGATCGTCTTGATTTCCAACACGCCGAGCCCATAGAGCGGATCCTTGTCCAGCCCGTCCAAGTGCCCAACCAGCTTCAACTCCTCGTCCTTGTACTCCGGCTCGACGTAATCGAAACGGCGAGAACCACAGGCACAGTACGTGGGCATCTTGCCGGTAATGAGCCCGTTGCACCGGACACATTTCCATTGCCCGTAGAGCCGGCCCATCGGCCCGAGATACTGCTGCCGGACCAGATCATGCACCGTCGAGCCTACGTCGAACCGCATCCGTAGGCCCGGCGGGATCACCTTCAGCGTCTCGTCGCCGAACTGCTTCGCATACTTCCGAAACAGGACGACCTGCTTCGTGCATAGCTCCCACAGACTCGACGCGTGCACGTACTCCCCCTGCTCACGCGGCGGCTCGATCTCCGTCAGAAACACATCGAGATTCTCGCGGAGCGTCGGTCGGGGAGACTGCGGCGGGATGGGAATCGGGACTACGGCTGGGACGGGAGCGGATTGCGCACGTTCATCGTCACCAGCCAGCAAACGGCCCAATCCCACATCAACCTCCGCCGCCAACGATACCACGAGACGCTAGCCAAGCTCACAATCCTCAAGCAACGTCTCGAACACATACGCGGGAACCATGATCCACAGCGCACCGTTCTTCAGCACTCCATCGTGACGGAATTCGATCCCGAAATAGGGATACTTTCCGAGCGCCATTGCTTCTCGCTCGATCTTCGCGAGTGCGGCGTGTTTCAGACGGTATTCCGACGCTGCCGTCCATTTCAACTCAGCCAGGAAGTGCCGGCGCTCGACATCCCCCCGCGCCATCGACTGATTGCCACTACCCGGTTGCCGCTTTCCCCCAACGTCCCGAGCATGACGCCGTTCCTGCCGCTTCGCAATACGTGCCGGTACGATGTCTCGATGTAAGTAGGTGCGTGGCATCAACCCTCACAGGACAGGTGGCCCAGCTTTGCGCAAGACCCTCTGCTTCCGCTCGCAGCATCCCCCAACTCACGTTGAGCCGGACCACCCTTCGGAACTCAGGCAGCGTCTTCTTCCCCGCCAGTGCGGGTATCATCCTTGTCCAGCCAGCAATAGACTTCCCCTTGCGGTCCCTGCTGCGTCCGGACTCGATAGCCCTGGACACATTCCGGATGCCGCAACACGAATCCGTTAATGGACGACATGACGCCACGCGGCGTCCGTCCACCCAGATTCGTCAGCCGTGCGCGCTTCCCCGTCCGGATGCACTGCTCGATCAACGCGCGCCATTGCATCGAGATTGCCGTCATCCGTCGTGGCACTTCCGCCGCCTCCACCAGATCAAACTCCACCGGGGCCTTGCCCGAATGCTTCGCCATCCGCCTCATCCTCCTCAGAAAGAGTGTGCGGCACGCTTTGCGGAGCGTGCGCACGTTCAACAATCGCGAGTTGCGCCTTAGCAAAATCATCGCGGTTTTGCAACCAGGTTTCAGTTATTTCGGCTAACGTACGAAATTCCTTATCGCCGGCATACCAACCTGGCTTTTCGAGGCTCTTCCGAACGTACCCCGTCCGTTTGGCGAAGCCCATCACGGCCCGAAAATCGTCTGATTCCCCCTTCCGCACCGCCTCGTAATCTTTCAGCGCCAACGTAAACTCGCCCTCCATCCCCGGTGGAGAGACCTTACTGTACTGCACTTTAAAGCCCATGGTCACTGCTTGTGGCGGTCGGGATTTGTCGCTTCCCTCCCAATGAATCTCTTTCTGCCGCATGCGAATGACCACGCTGCTCCCGAAGAGTTGACCACGCCCTCCCGGCTCGACCATCGGAATACTATGACCGAAGCCTGTTACCTTCTCCCGAAGTTGATTAATCAGGAGCACAGTCGGCATGCGGCCTTGTCGGCGTCCTTCTTGTACTGCCGACACGACTTTCCGCATCATCTTGTTGACTAGTCTCGCCTGGAGCCCCTGCTGCCAATTCATCGCCGTATCTTCGATTTCGGTAGTCGGCGTCATCTGCGCGATCGAATCGAGAACAACAAACCCGACTTCGTTCGTACGCAAAACGGCATCGATGATGTCGATTGCCTGCTCCGCAAATTCCGGGCGTCCCAAGTAGAAGCGATTCTCGTCTAAATCCACGCCCATCACTTCTGCCCATGCAGGATCGAACACCCCTTCGACATCGATCCACACCACCATGGATTGCTCCGGCTGCGCACACTGGCACTGTTCCCGCCAGAGACAGCATCGAGAGCACAAGCGCTGATAGTTGGCACTCGCTTTGAGCGCCCCGGTCGATTTCCCACACCCCTTCTGCCCGGAGAGCAAGGAAATGCGCGCGGCAGGTAACCCACCGACCAGCGCGTAATCGAGTGGGAAGATCCCGAACGGGATACGCGGAATCGCCAGCGACACCATCCCACGCGCCGGTACCAAGACGCCGGCCCCGTACTGCTTCTCCAGGTGCTGCCGAACCACCGCGAATGGAACAACCTCGGTGGGAGCGAGCTTCTTCTTCCCCTTCGGCTTCTTGTCCTCCGGAGGCGTGGGAAGTGGCGATTCGCCTATGAAGTCCGACGACGGCTCATCCGGCCACATGCTCCCTCCGCCGCTTCGCTTCCTCCGCCAACTCCGCTTGTTCCTTGATACAGCGATCCCCAACCCAGCGAGCGACGGCTTCGGCCGTCTGATCTACCTCAGCAACGTAACACGGCATCGAGAGAGAGACTTCGACCCGCGCCGAGTTGTAGTCACCCATGTTGATGGTGACTCCGTATTGATACTTCACATAGGCAGGAGAGCCAATGAACGGGCGAATGGGAATCTTCCCAGACTCCGATTCCGGCTCTCGGTACGTAAACGATCGTTCGACATACCAGCGACCGTCACGTTGCTCGACTCCCGCCGCCGTCATGAGATCCACGACGAGCACGGCCGATACCTGTGCCTCGCTCCCATCCATTCCCATTCTCCCGCCGCTCCTCAACCAACTCACCCCAGAACTTGATCTGCTGCTGATCGAGGAGCCGCCCCAAGGCATCCAATTGCAGCACCATGTCCTTCACCGTATCGAGATTGGAAAAACCGTATGTCAGCAACGCCAGACGGACGTTGCCGAGTCCGTCGAGCGCATCACGATGCACCCGCTCGCGATACTGCTCGACGGTTAAATGGCCCTTGCGCTGGTTACAGCTTCGACACGCCGCCACCAGGTTTTTGTATACCGACCGGCCATTGGCGACACGAGGCGTCAGGTGATCGAGGGTCAGAATCCGCCGGTCATACTCCCGGAGACCACAATACCAACACCTACCGTCACTCTTGCCCCGAACCAGCCGACTCAGCCGCCTCCGCCCCCGGTGACTCATGGCTCAAACCCTTCGGCATCTGCTTCCAGCGGAAATGTATCAGCCGCTGAAATACGATGAGTCGCGGATTCGCCTTCACAGCGGACTGGAGCCGGGCCAAACGAAAGCATTCGATAATGGCCTTCGCCTGGTCCTCGGTGTAGAGCCTCCACTTCGCTGCTGTATGGTACGTTGGCTTCGGGAGAATCCCCTTCGCCTCCCACAGACAGAGCGTTTTTGTGGTTCGCCCCAGTGCAGCGGCTACTTCATTGATAAGGTACACGCGCACAGTCCGCACGACGCCCGTTGCATCATCATAAATCCCGAGCATGCGTGGCTGTCCCGGTTTCAAACGGATTATTGCAGCTTGCTCCTGCTTCCGTTCATTGTACCAGCGCATCGCACGTCGTTTGACAGCATTACGATACTCCGGATCATTCGCGTATTTTTCCTTCCGATACTGGAGGAGATACGGCCGATTGTTCTGGTAATACTGCTTCTGATACCGCTGCTGGTCGGTAAGCTGCGTGGCAATCTCCATCTAGTTCTCCCTGTATTAGCCCTCCCTTCAGCATCACTTTTCATGTCTCAACCCTTGCACGAGACTCTATCAACACGATCCCAATGGGCTTGTAGTGGTTTGGACTCAACAATCATTCCGTTGCAGCCATCGCTGCCGACATTCCACACAGTCCAAATGACTGTGCACCAGATCATATAACGGACACTTCTCCGAGCCAATACAGCGAAATGCCTGAAATTGCGAGACTTGCGCCGGCCCCCGACACTTCGGACACGGCTGATCGAGGATGCTGAATCCCAACTGCTCCATCACTCGTCATCGGGCCACGGGGCATCATCCGGCGGGGGCTCCGGCTGCTCCGATCCATTCACCGGCTCCGGCTGCGGAGGAGGAGGAGCGACCGATCCGCGCGACATCCGCCGGACCAGGCGATGCATGTCTCCCTGCGGTAAGGGCGCGAGGACGGTCTTGTAGTCGTACGCCTTCAGGTAGTCGGCCGGCTTCATGTCGCGGAGAAACGCTAGATACTCCTTGGCACCGGCTGGACTACCAAATTTCGCCAGGATGTCGACCTTCTCCTCGAAGTCAAACTGCGAGCCGGTCGAGAGATCCTTATCGGTCCCGCGCGTTATCTCGTAGATCGCGCCGGTCAATCCATCACGTTTGATCGCCTGCGACCCCAGGATTGGCATCGCCTTCTTCCGAATGGGAAACAATTCCCGGCCGAACCGATGCTTGACTCCCTTCCCATCTGTCCACTCCCGCAGATTCCCAATCGTGATGTAGGAGACAAACTCGGGATCGCTCCCATAGTCGCAGAACGCGCAGTCATACCCAAACTCGGTCGAGCAGGTAAACCAGTTCCGCCAACTGCCATCCAGGTAAAAGTGATGCTCATTGACACCGAAGGGCGCGATTACCCAATCGGTATCGAGAATGACGAGTCGCCCACTCGTACCGGGTCTGAGCCAGAAGCGGCGAATCATGCGGCGCTTATGCCCGCTCTTCGCTGCCGCTTCCTGATTCGCTGACCAACCTGACTTGTACCAGCCCATCACCGCCTCTTTTCAGGCGACCGCTGGCTTTTGCTCCGTCGTCTCCGCGAGTGTCTTTTTCCGGTCGCCGATCTTCAGCGTTGTATCGCGTTTCGTGTGCTCTTGACAGTGCCGATCGTACAACGTCTTCGTCAGCACCGCTTTGGCACGGCCGAGTGGCACTTCGGCAATGGAAAAGAACACTGCCGAATCGCACGCCTCGTCCTTGTAGAGCGCTTCCGCATCAATGGCATGGAAATGCTCATGTTCAAGGATCGCGGTATGCTTCTCGCCGAGCACCAGGACATCGGCTCCCTTCTCGGCAAAGAGCAACGGCTCCAACTGCGCTCGCGCCTCGTCGTAGGCTTTCTTCGCGGTAGACGCCGCAATGCGCAGTGCGCCAGCCCGATCAATCAGGGTGGCAAGCAGCTTGTCGGTGTTTACTCTGGCACGCTTCTTCGATGGTGTATCCTTCCGGCTCATGTTACCTCCCAGCACTCCAACGGCACGCCCCAGCGTTTGCCGATTCCGGCATCGTACCAATGCCCCGCATCGCGTGCCGTCTGGAACGATGTGCGGTAGACCCGATTCGCTACTCGGTCGACCATTTCGAGGTACTGAATGTGACGACCCAACGGGCCGCACAACTGCTCCCACAGATCGGCTTGGAAGGTAACCAGCCGCTCCTTCCAGTAGATGAAATCCTCGGCTTCGCCGCCCCCCTGATAGAGATGAGCACTCGAATCGATGTACCCACATTGCGCCATATGTCGGCTCCTTGGCTTCCGCGCCTGCACTGGTATCGTGTACCGATGGTCGAGCACCGTGCCGGCTCGTTGTGCGCCCGGGACAGGAACACGGATCGGCGGGATCGGTGCAGCCGGCGGGATCGGTGCCGGCAGCATCCCCGGGAACACGCCCTGCTCATCGTCGCGCTTCATAAATTTGACCACGTGGTCAAATCAGCCATGACGGCTCAGACTCCCTTTCCTGATCGGCAGACGGCAAAGCCCCCGACCAGGAATCCAAGGGTTAGGAGTCAAAACCGTCATGGCTGACTCGACCAAAGAAGAAGGCCCCCACGGGGGATCCATGGGAGCCTTCTCCGGGTGCGCCCGGTCTCGCGCGAACACTGGACGCGGTTTACCTGTAGGACAGGATCGGCCATCTGAGAGGGGGATCTCATTGGCAGACAGCCAGCACCACCCCACATCACCGCTGGGTATAGCCGGTCATTCCCTCTTTGTCAACGGTTAGATGCGGGGCGTCATTGGCTCGAAGTCGAACTTCTCGCCGCTCCGGCAGGGCCAGAAGACGTGCTCGAACAGATCCTTCGAGACGGTGTAAACCTCGTCGTAGTCGTCGCCGGGATTGATCTTCGTGTAGCAGGCAGCGACGCGCTGCGGCAGTCCGTCGTGCAGATTCAGATCGATCATGGTCGAGCAGACATCGCACGCCACCCACGCGCCCTTCGGCATGAACGGCCGGCGCGACTTCGACGCAGCCGGCGTGTACGGCTCCGTCTGATTCACCGGATACCGCCACCGTGGTGCCGTGCTGTGACAGAAGTCACAGGATGGACCGGACGGACGGACTTGACCGACCACTCTGGCGCTGCCACCGGCCGCTTCCACTTCGGCAACCATGCCGGCGCACTCCGAGCCATGTACCAGCCGAAGCTCGATCTGAAACGGCGCGAGATTCGTGTCGGGTACGGCGACTTCGTAGCGTCCCTGATCGTCATCGAGGAGCGAGACCGTCACTTTCCCGCGTGTCACCGCCAGTGCCAGTGCGGTCACGAAATGACCGGTTGCCTTCGCTTCCTTCCGACCTTCGGCAGCAGGAAGATGCTCCGATGCCTGGAGCAGAACGGAACTGACGGCAAGTAGTTGCACGACGAACTTGCAGACATCCATGTCGAGCTTGTCGACTTCCACCCGCAAGGCATCCATATCGATGGTTCCCGGGGGCCGGATGGTGGCAAAGAGCCAGGCCCGCCAGAAATTGAAGTTCTCCGGCGAGCATTGTGCGATCTTGAATACGAGTCCCTGATTCTCATCTGAGACTATCTCAGCAGCCACTACTTCTTCAGCCATAAATCATACGATTCCTCGACTTTCTTTTGGGTTAGGAGAAGGGGCCGGGAGCACCGCCGCGCACTGTGGTGACGCCAGATCGTCGGCGGCAAGTGGACTGGCGGATACTTACGCTCCCGGCCCGGAGGTAGGATAGCGACGCGGTGATTCTTTGTCAAGCCTGGTGTGGTTGAACGGAGCCCGTACCCGGAGCCAGCGCTCCAGCCGGCGCGGCTCGCGCGTCTCGGCATGGGCAGCGACGCGGACCCGGCGGGCGATGTACTTCAGCCCAGCCGGCGTACCGAGCCAGGCACGAAACTGCTGCACGATCGGCTCCATGATGGAGCTAATCAGCGCCTGGATAGCCCTTTGTCAAGGTCCGCGCAAAAGAAAAAGCCCGGTCCGGCTGGAAGTTCGCACCTTCCAGCGAGACCGGGCGGGTAGGGGGACCACGTGGCCGAGTGGGGCCGTCTACGACGGTTCAAGCCTGACGCGACCAGGATCGGCTGTCAAGCGCGCATGTTTCACGCCGGGCTCTTTCAACTCCGGCACACCGTCCCGGGCGATCTTCTCGCGTAACGCATCAATGATAAACTGCTGGATGGTCGTCTCGTTTTCTGCCGCCATCACCCGCACCTGTTGATAGAGCACCCGGGGAATGTGCGCACTGGTGGGTTGCGTCGGGCCATTACGCCGCTGTCTCACCATTGCGCTTCTCCAGCATCCGTTCGAGCACTTCGCGCAGACCACGATTGGGAATCGCAGACACCGATGCCCGGACTTCCTCCGTGGTCGGAGCCGGCTTCTCCTCGATCACCACAGGCGTACTCTTCTGCTTCCGGCGCTGCACACTGAACTCCGCTGCAATCCGGTCCCGGATCGCATGGAAGCTGCGCAGGGTCGGAATCGGCGGCAACCACTCCATCCCGCGTGTGGCCCGGAGATACTTCCAATGCCGGATGCCGAAGTCGAGCAGCTTGAGCACATCGGCCACCGGCACACGCGTCACCATCAAGCCGATCAAGCCGTAGTCCGCAGTAGACCACGGCAACACCATCGTGCCCGGGTAGACGTCTTCGAGCAGTTGCCGCCACTGAATCTCGACGGCGCGGAGTGTACGCGGCTGCTCGACGGCGCAGAGCGCGCGACGCGCAGCCACCTTCGCCGCTAAATCGACTGCCTCGAATGGCGTCTTCATCGCGCCATTCCCATCGACGGTGATCGTTTGTGCAATGTGCCGATCCATGCCAATCGCCAGTTCATCGTGTACTCCTATCCTGACACCAGTTTTGATGCAGGACAAGCCACTCTTGATGCAGGACAAGCCACTCCGCCATCGGGACGAAGCAAGGCCCGTCGCCGTCCACCCAGCGAAACCACCCCCCGGTTTGGACTGCAAGCCACCGAAGGGATTCACTGACGGCATCCGACCCAAGCGTACTCCATAACCCATGCTCCCAACCGTCTTGCCATGTAGCGCACCATTGCTCCTCTGACAGCGCAGACATGACGAAGAGCAGCAAGAACCGAGCCGGATCTAAGCCTTGCAGCCGGCTGTCGTCGCTGGAAAACGCCATCTGATTCAGCGTGAGGACCTGCGCGATCACGATCAACCGGGCGTCATCGCTATCCTCCGATCATTCAAAACGCTGACCGTGATACAGGGGGAGACCCCCCTGACAGCATGTGCATTGGAGTGTCCCCGATATGAATGCCGTTTTCCCTCCATCCGGAAGATTGGTGATATTCAGACCGATGGGTCCGGTACACACACCATCCATGTGTATCACTTCCGGAAGACCGGGAGCAGATTCGCCATGCAGTGTATACCCGGAACAACTTCCCTCCATCGCCCAATACGCATCGATGATGCTCTTGCGCACAGAGATGTCGTCTGGGTGTTCGAGCCGAGTGACCAGGAACGGAGTCGGACAGGTCGTAAACGTTGTGTACGGTCCCGGGCTCGTGGTTGTCGTGGTATCCGCCGCCGCGCAATCCGCATTCTTTAGTTGCTTCTCCAGTCGAGCACAGCGACGCGCGGAGAAGGCATCCGATGCGAAGGTCGGAGTTACGAAGAGAATCAGAACACAAATCCGAATTAGGTGCTTCATTTTCCTCCTTTACTGCCGATAGCGACCGGGTATCCAAGGACACAAATCATCCCCACGCGCGTTCGTACAACTCTTTTCAGCGTCCCAGGCCAGGAAATCCCACGCGATAAAACACCCCGTTGAGACATCCGTGACCATGAAGGAGTTATGGATATACCGTGGGCCACCTGGATAATCGTTGATGTACGCGAGCGTGTAGTACATGTATACATTCGGCATCGTGTACGGATCAGGTCTGATCTGGGCATACCAGTTCCAGATCACGTAATGGAACTTCTGCGGAGGGTTTCCAAATTCCTCATCCGCTTCGTCGTAGTCGACGTACGAGTATGGCACAGGACTCGCCGTCGCTCCGATATCGGGATAGTCCGCAGACTTGGACCATCCCCACGGCGTCGCCGGAATCAAGAACAGCACCGGCAGGTTCACGCGGAGAGGGCCTCCCTCATACGCTCGCTTGGCAGCGTGCGCGACCGGATTCCCGTCCTTATCCAGGTACCACGCCGGCCACGTAAAGGATATCTCCATCCCGTCCATGACTCCCGGATTCGCCAGAAAGCGTAAGTTCCCCGGAAGGGATTCCGAACAGTACGTTCGAGTCGGATCGCCCCCGCCTGTGCGAATACCTTCGTTCTCTGCCCAGAACAAAGGTGGGATCACAGGACATCCAGGCACGACATTTGCCATGAGAAACAGCGGAGAGGTTAACACGATATACCGTAAATACCGCTTCATGGACTGAACCTGCTTCTCGTCCCGGATGCGGCCCCCCACATCCTGAGACGTGTTGGAGTATCTCCCCGGATACTGCTTCTTATGGTCTATTCATCAGTACCAAGTTCACCGTCAGGACCAGTTGCACTAAATCGCCGAGTAATTCCTGTTCCTCCTCCCGGCTCACAGACGCCAGTTCGTGTGCCACCGCGCGATGCAGGGAATCGTCGGCTGCGTCGGAGTCACCAACCTGGTGCCGTGCCCCAACTCGCGCGATGAACTCGTAGACCGTCATGCAGCGCGCGTTGCCTTCATTCACCATCAGTCGTACCCGAGAATCGCATTTAATGCGGCCACCGCTTCCGCCGCCTTCCAGCCACAGTCGAGCTTGTGCTTCACAGCGACGAGTTGGGCGATGTCACACGCCTTCTCGTAGGTGTCGTTCTCCATGGCAATCTCGCTTCCAGCCACGAGCGCGTCCTGCATGTCGCACACGTCCCATCGCCAGGAGCCTTCCACGGGTCGGCCGACCTTCACGGCATGATCGCGCATCCGCGCCCATTCGAGAATCTCGTACCGGGTCCGTTCGAGCACGTTCCGCTCAAGCTCCCGGTAGACAACGGTCTCCCGCCAGATCCGATCGATCGTCAGGAACAACGACCGTTCGAGCCAGGAACACTCATCCCACCAGCGCAGCCGCGCTTCCGCTAACTGCGTATCGGTCAATTCCCGGGGCGGATCGTGAGTGTCCATCAGACTTCGTAGCCATGGAGCCGGCAATACGCACGCCAGACTTCCTGCTGCTCCACGGTGGACGGGGCCTCGAACTGCTGCTCACACGCGTTGTACCCGGCAACGAACCAGGGATGCCACCACCCACAGGGATAGAAGCCGGGATCGGCTGCCTGCGCGTAGGATTCCCCGAGCGCCCGGATGAGATACGGCTCGACGTGACTCACATACGGCGGTTCCCACTCACCCATCGACTCGTCCGGCATCGAGTCGCATAGCTCCGGCGGTGTCCATTCAGGACTCATCGGTTCCCTTCCTCTTTGTCAACTTTTGACCACGGGGTCAACTGCCCACCCTGACGCAAAGCGTTACAGTTCATGGACCAACTCCTCCACCCTCTCCCAAGCAGTTGCCCAGCCGGCCACGAACCACGGATGCCACCAGCCGCACGGATAAAAACCGGGATCGTCGGCTATCCAATCGACTGTCCACCCAAATCTGTCTCCGGACTCCGGGTCTTCTACCGTAAAAGCCTCCGGGTCCGGTCTGTTCCGTTCCGGCTCCGGATGGTCCTTCGCTCTCATTTCCGGTCTCCCTCACATGGATATTAAGATCTTCTCCTCGGACGGAAGGGATCCGGAACGGATCCCGGAGTCCACTTAGTATGACATGGCAGAATTGCCATGTGTAGGCTTCGGCTTCGTTGTCAAGCCAGGAACTCGGTACGCTTCCCACGCTGGTTGGTCAGGATGAGCCGCCTGCCAGGCTTTGATGGCGTCCCGATAGGCCGGATCGGTTTCCTCCGGCGGCGGCTCTGGAGGCGGGATGTACTTCGGGACAGTCGGTTTCCGCCGGCCCATGAAACATTGCCCGAGCTTTTCCTGCACGAACTGCTCGAACTTTTTCACACGATCCCGCACACGAACGAAGCGCTCTTTGTTTCGCATGGCGTAATGCACACCCAAGAGCTTCGTGAGCAGCAGCGGATTCAGCCGTATCTCCGAGCATCGGTGGAAGCGTCGTTTCACTTCAAAGATGCCGGCGGCAACAAACTCGGCAACTCCACGACATACCCAGCTTTCGCTTCTGCTCAGTTTCTCCGCCATGGTTTGCCGGCGCATCCGGAACGCTCGATGCTTAAATCCGCCGTCAGAAAACGTATGCGCGACGACCAAGTTGAAGATCGTCATGAAGCGACCGATTCTCCCACGCATCAGTTCCGGATTCAGTGTCACCCCGTAGCAGTTGGAGCCACAGAGATTCTCCACATCCGATCCGAGACTGCCATCTGGGACGGCGAAGGCTTCAGCCAGAACTGGCTGAAGGGCATCCGCTACGTCGACCAGGGTTTCCTGCCATCCACTCCACTTCCCCATCGCATCCTCCTCACCTGCTGGACACGAGGCTGCGGGCGTGGTAGACGGGGCCTTAAGACACTGCCACGTCGCGACCCGCAGCCGCGACGAACCATCGCATAGCATAGAGCCTCGGTCTTGAAAAGGATCGGGGCTCTATGTGTTTCAGGGGTCGCTCGCTCAGCGGCAGATCAGGTACTCCGTCAGGTACCGGCCCGCGACCATGCCAAGGTAGAAGAACACCCCGGCGATCTTCCACCACTCCGGCACTTCGCGTCGTGGTCGCGATTGCACCGTCCGGAGTCGACCGTTGTTCATCGGCGTCGGACGCTATCGGCAAGGATCAGCGTGAAGCCCATCGCCATCAGGATCGCACCAGCGATCAAGCGGCGCGTGGGTTCGGGCACCGCATCCATCGGAACGCTCCAGTTCAGCAGGATGCCGACAAGCATCGCCCCGACGCCGCAGGCAACTATCATAGACGATTTTTGGGCTAGGTTACTTGGCATCGGGCCGCGCGCCCCGCGTCGAGGGCGGTCTTAGCCATGGACGTACCATCCCAACGGCGTGGCAATCAGCCAGGCGACGCCCAGGATCAGGGCGCAGAAGATCACGAGGATCAGGATGCGGGCTCCGTCCAAGCCGTCCATCACGTCTCCGCGCGCCCCGCATCGAGGGCAGCAATCAAGCCCTGCTCCCAGTCCTGGTATGGCGGGTCAGGGAAGTTCTCTCGCACTTCCTGCGCCGCTTTCGCCACACGTTCCAGCCACTCCCGCTCGCGTACCAGCGCGGCGATGTCGGGGGCGTCGAGCAGTGCGTCGAGTGAGTCGAGTACCTGAGCAGACCCACCGACCCGCGCGATCATGAACACGCGACGGATATACTCACGCGCATCGGATGCCACTTTCACCAACGCCGCGACGTGGGCTTCCAGCGCCGCGATGCGCTCTTGCTGCTCTTTCGTGCCGGGCGTGCGCCGATACTTTCCTGACTGCATGCCTTCTGCCATCACTTCTCCGCGCGCCCCGCGTCGAGGGCTCGAAGGGCGTCAACCGCGTCGTCCAGCACGAAGTACCATTCTTGCGCTTCAGCCTCGCCTTTGGCGCGGTCAAATCCCGACTCGGCGCGGTCCTGAATCCGCTCCAGGGCCGCGATCACCCGCTGCTGTCGATGTATCAGCGCGGCGATGTCGGGAGCGTTGAGGAGGGCCTTGATTCGCAGACACCTGGGCCTCCGGTGACAGACCCCCTCGTTTCCGTCGTCGGTACACCAGCACAGACCAGTCGTCTGGAATTCTTGTGGGGCACAATCCTGGAGCGCCTGCGCCAACGCCGCCACGTGGGCCTCCAGTTGGTTGCACCGCTCTCGAAGCTGCTCTGCATCGGCTAGGGCACAACCCTCGATGTACTCGGCCCCCCTGTGCGCTTCCTGCGCCGCCGCAAGCTGCGTGCGGAGCGTGGCGCGCTCCTGCAGACCCCGCTGGAGATTCAGGCCCAACGCATACGAGCCACACGCAGGGCACGGCTCCACATCGGGTGGCGGGCTTCCGGTGTTCATCTCATCCAGCGGGCGCGGCATATCAGCCATCACTTCTCCGCGCGCGGGAAATGCACCCAGCTTCCACCGTCTACGCCGCTGGGCGCTCGTGGACCGCCACATGCCGGACAGACTGGCCCGTCCGGCAATTGAGCATCCGCACAACGCGGCTGCTCCGCGCGCCCCTTCGCGCGCTTGATGTAGGCGTCTCCCGTCGCGCGAATCTGTTCGGCGGTCGCGTGACTCTCGCAGCTTGGCTCCGAGCGCCCCGCGTCGAGGGCGGCAAGCTCTGTCAACGCCTCACGCAAGTACTTCATGTGGGCACGCGGGTTGCGCTGGTAGTGGTCGTGGTCTGCCCACTCCACATTGCGCGCCGCTCCCTCCACCTTCTCGACCGCTTCCTGCCGCCGCACCAGCGCGGCGATGTCGGGGGATTCGAGCAGAGCCTTAATACGCTCAAACGCGACCGTGCCGATGATTGCCCAGATGCGATGCTGCTCGTCCTCGCGATTGACCAATGCGCGCAGTTCCTGCGCCAACGCGGCGACGTGGGCCTCTAAGCTGGCTATGTACTGGTGTTCAGCGCGATAACTAGCCATCACTTCTCCGGAATGAACGGCAGACGCGGTGGGGCCAACTTCAACTGTGCTGCCTCCAGCCGCTTGATTTCGGCCTGCGCCTCCGCAAGCTGCGCCTGGCTTTCCAGATAAAGCCGCGTGCGGAGCGTGACATCCTTCTCCGTCTCCGCAAGCTGCGTGCGGAGGGTCTCAATTGTTTCCCCCGCCGCTGCCTCCCACTTCACGTTATGGCCTATATCGAGTCGAAGCTGCTCGTTCTCCCGCTGCGCCGCCGCAAGCTCAGCCTTCACCTTCACGAACAGATCGGCCAGTTCATTGTCGGCCTCGATCCGTTCTCCAAGCTCCCGTTGGGTATTCGTCAGCTGTGTGCGCAGGGCGCGATACTCATCGAGCAGCCCTGCCCGGGAAAGCAGCCCTGCCTGGTCATCGCTCAGGAGACTCATCGGCTCCTCCATTTCGGCGCGACCGCGCGCAGCAGCTTCCACCACCACGGCTCCGGTTCCGGCGTCCGTCCGAACGCACGCCGGGTGATAATCTCCTCGATGGCCTCGCAGAGCGGACAGCCTGCTACCGGCTTGTACGGATCAGGGTCCAGCCGGGGATGATTGTGCTCCAGCGGTTCGAGAACAATGGTCGGATCGGTCATAGCTTCACCCCGCGCTTCCTCCGGATACCGGTGATGGTCCCTTCGGGGCATGTCCCAGATGCCAAAAGCCGCAGAAGCCGCACCGATACGCATGCAGCCGCGTCTTCCCACGTTCCGTTAAGCCGTACTGCTGGCGCTGCTGCCGCGCACGATCCTTTGCTTCCCGCCCACTCGTGAACACGCGCTTGCCATCACAGCCGGATTCCCGTGTGCCGATCTTCCGCACTCACCCTCGTTTCTCCAGCCGCTTCGCGAGCCGGGTCCGTTCCTCCACTGCCGCGCAGCCGAGCAGATCGAGTCGCCGGAGTTGTCCCAGATCGCCGCGTTGCCGGCGCAGATCTGTCCGATGCCTCGCCTCTGCCTGCCGCTGCTGCCGGCGGCGCTCGAAGTTGGCCCGCTTCATGCGGCCGTCTTCTGCGCTTGCTTCACCAGTGCGAGCACCTGCCGGTGTGTGCGACCCGGTGCATCGTTGTAGTGCACCGCATCGCCAATTTCTGCCGGCTTGTCGGGGGAGACCGCATCGAGTGCATCGAGCAGCCCGAAGTGGATCCGCGACGACAGATCCAGTTCGCAGGCCACACGCCCCACGGCACCGACCACGCAAAAGCAGACGGCATCTGGGACACACGGATCCGGAAGGGCCGTCCCATCGGCCAACCGTGCGGATGCCCTCTGCGTCCACCGATCCTTCGGCCTCAACAAGTCCAGCAACGCCTGGAATGCTCCAGCCAGCGTCTTCGGATACTTCTTCGTCAGCAACCGATCCTTCTTCAACAGTTTCATATGCGTCGATATCGACTGAGCCGGAATTGCTCTGTCGGATTTCCTTTCTGCATCGCGTCTAAGAGTGTCGATGCGGTGGTGTCGTCATCGTGATAGATCATCAGATGCGGCATCCACGACCCGTCTCGTTCTTGGATTTCGATGACGGGTATTTCCACGATGGTCTGTTCGCAGAGTGGGCAGCGTTTCGGATGTGGGAACGGGACGAGCTTCCCCATCACAGCACCGGCTCCTTCGTGCAGGCATCGTCGGTACAACCGGCCAATCGACACGGCAGACACCGATCCCCTTCCCAGAGGTAGCGGGTATTCGTACATCGCGCGCAGGGACAGCCGACCACATCGCGGAGCTTCGATGGTACCCAATAGCCGCGAAGCCGCAGATATCCGATCCGCTGCTCCTCGTCGGACATGAGCATTTATGTGCCCACCTTCGGGTTGTCGCAGTCTTCCGGCGGCAGTAACGGCTCAATGGGAATCCTGAATCGCATCGTTTGCCCGGGATACAACGTCATCCCCTCATGATACGGCACGTAGGCTGGGTAATCGCCGTAGATCGGATGATGAATGATCCCATCGGCGTCTGGTTGCAGATCGGGGAGCAGGATATGCAGAAATCCCCAGACCAGCGTTCCCGCCAGCAGGAGCACCGCGATGCCACGGAGCACCCAAGCGCGATGGATCGGCCGCGAGCGCGTGTACTGCCACCAGCCATGAACAAACCCGAAGAGGTTACAGGCGAGCGCGCCAAGTTGGACGGCGAGTCCCCACGGCGAGTCCACCTGGTACATGAGCCAGGCGAGATACACGAACACCGGGACCAACACGCCATTGACGATCCAGGGATACGCCATCACTCCGCTCTCCACTCGATGCGCTCGCTGGTACCGTCCGCGCAGAGCGTCTCGTAGATCGTCTTCCCGTTCGTGTGTGCCGACATTCGCCATGAGCACCCATCCGGTAGCTCGCCGCAGTAGTTCCGATGGTCGGCAATCGGCGGCAGGCCGGTCAGGTGCTGCACGTCCACGTCCGCGCGGTCGCCACAGCTCACCAGCACGCAGAGCACCGCGATCACCACGCGGTGTGCACGGTCACTCAGTGTCCTCATCAGCCTTTCGCAGCCGCTCCACGGCCCGTGCGGCCCGCCCACGGCGTCGATGCCCCGCCCAGAGCGATTCGCTGACCATGAGTGACGCGGCGATGCCGACCGGGAGCCAGATCTTAAACAGCAGTCCAGCCCACCACAGCATGAAAAAGATGCCGGCTAAGATGACAGCATTGAATGCGTAGAGCAGAATCGCGCCGGAGAATGTCTTCCCGTACACACCCTGTTCGAGCAGATCGGCCAGCAACTTTCGCCTCATCGAGTCATTACTTCCTTGTGTTGAGAGCCGGCTGGCGGAATCGAACCGCCGACTTGCTGATTACGAATCAGCTACTCTGCCGTCTGAGTTAAGCCGGCGCATCAGACTTCACGATCAATGGGAATCCCTCGAATTCGGCCGGATCATGTACGCCGTTCGCGTAGGTCGGACTGACAATCAGCACCAGCGTCGCCTGTCCTTCGTGGATGGTCACGCCGGACATCCTGAACCACGGCTCCAAATGATACCGCTGATACAGCCGCGCATGTGCCATCATGATCTTCAAATCCGTCATCATGCTTTCCGCTCCGTGGAGAAACGCTGCCATGTTCTCGATCCCCGTCTGTGCCTTCTGCACGTCTGCATCGCGCTCGCGGACCAGTGCCCGTAACGCGCGATTGTCGATTTCCAGATCGTCCAGCCGCTGCCGGGTCATGTCGGCTGCCAGTGCTTCCCCGAGAATCTGGCGGAGGTAGAAACTGGCCTCGTCCTTTTTCCGGCCATGCGGGATGGCGTTCTCCAGGTAGGACTGAATCTCGTCATGCATCCGGAGCAGACGATCGGCCTCAGTCGGAACTGGCATCATCAGCGCTTGTCCTCCGGCGGCGGATAGGGAAATGGCCAGGAATACAAGTCCTCGTCCGGCCGGTGATTCGACGGCTCAGCCTCTGCCGATGCGATCACGCCGTAGTCTTTGATCGGCTCGTCGTCGTCTTCCTCGTCGCCCATGGTATTCGGCGCTCGCGATACGATCGTCCGGAGAATGGTCGGTGTCGCTTTCGGACGCGGTAAGACCACCACACTCTCCTGCACCACGCCCTGCCACATTAGGTCGAAGTACCCTTTGGTCTCCTCCAGCGCTGCCGTGCCAGACGGTGTGATCCGATACAGGGAGAGCTTATCCCCGCGTCCCTGGACTCGCTCCTCCGGCTGCACGCGCCGCGAGCCGATGCGCACGAAGCCTTCCTCAGCAAGCGAGCGCAGTACCTTGTAGACTGACACGACGACACACCCATGGAGCCGCCGCGTATTGACTTCTCGCGTTACCTCCTCGGCCGTTCCTTTCTGCAACCTGGACAGGGCACACAGCACATCCAGGCGCAGAAAGTGACGGGACGGAACCAGCCGGCCCGCCAGGGAATCATCGGCATCAACAGTCACAGCCGCTGCTCCTTTCCACCCCATCTTACTCCGTCAGCGTGATGCCTGCCTTCCCCGCCTTCACACTGGCCTCGAACCGAGCCTGCCAGTCGAGAGTCGACCGCTCGACTCGCTTGAGTGCCCGCAGCGCTTCCTCGAACAGGAGCCGCCCGATGCCCTCATTCAGTTCTCCGTCCTCCACCGCTTCGATCACCTTCTTGAAGCGCTGGACGTTCTTCTGCGTCAGGACGCGGCACTGCATCGCCGTATCCTTCTTCCAGAACGTGAACTTCGTTTCGGCAGACTTGTCTGTCTTCTTGCCACGAAGCTCGTCACGGAGTGTCTGCTCCTTGACGGTGAACTCCCGCGCCGCGCGCGGCACGGTGTACTTGTGATCCGTCACCGCCAGGACGGCCTTGCGGAGCCGAACCTTTGCCTCCTTCGAGGCGATGTCGTTCAGGTACCGGCGCACGATCGGACGCGCCAGAATCATCGATCCGAACAGATCCTTCTGATCGAGCAGGTCCATGATGCGCTTCGGGGTCAGCCCCTGCGCCTGGAGGAGCCGGATAGTGTGCTCGAAATCGTCGCTGGTGGGCGGCAGTGCCCCACCCGTGTTGGCGCGGAGCGCGTACACGATCATGTCTTCGGTGGAATCGAATTCCTTGACGATGCACTCGGTCTCGATGTACTGCCCCTTGTGCAGATCGGCGAGCACTTCCAGCCCGCCCTTGCGGTGCCGGCCATCCACGGTCTCGAAGTGAATTCCGTCCTCGTCCTCGACTTCTGCAACTTCGATCGGCGGGACGGGGATCCCGTTCTCGTACAGTTCTGCGAACATCTGCATGCGGTCGTCGTCAGGCTTCACCCGCACGTAGAATGTCGTACGCAGATCAGCGACCTTGACGGTAACATGCCGATCCGCAGACCGCTTCTTGGCTGCTTCGGCCATAAATCTATCCTCTACTTTCTGTCCCATTTGGTTTTTGGTTTTTGGGGACGGGTCCAGAGTAGTCACCCTTTCCCTTTTGTCAATCCCCCTGGGATGGACACTCCGGTGGGATCGAGCATCGGACTGTAGCCGTTGTCGATGCGAATGCTCATTCCACCCATGACAAGCGCATGGTTCTTGCCCATCACCTGAGCAAGATACTGCTGAGACCATCCACGGGCCTCAAGCTCCTCCCGAATCAACTGACCCGGCGGGTACGCTTCAACTTCGAGAATCCCCATGTCAGTTACTGCGGGATCGTGACCCAGCCAGCCGGGGTCCGCGTGAACAGCTTCGGACGCCAGGTCAGGGTGTTGGCCACGATCGTCGTGGTCAGATTGCACTGCCCGGCAATCACACTCGGCCACGCCGGCTCGATGTCCTTGAGCGTGTCGTAGACAAGTTGCGCTCGCGCGATACTCTGCGTCTTGGTGATCGGGACGCCACGCTTCCCCTGCCAGCACTCGGTCTCCGTCTGCTTGGCCCGCTTCGCCCGCTCGAACTCCACATCGAGCACCGGCAGAAGCTCGTCCCGACACTGCGGACAGAGATAGGCCGTCGCGGGCTCGCTATGCCCGTTCTGGCCAAGCTCGCGGAGTGTCACCGCGTAGCGCACCAGCCGCCGATGCTTCTGGCATCGCAGCGGGATCAGTTGTTGGTTCACATTCATTCTCCTTCTGTTTCTTCGAGTTGCCGAATCGTCACTTCGATGCGGTCAACATGTCTCCCCCACCATCTGCGCACGTACAGGCTCCCAAGCAACCCTTTCATGGTGGAGTCGACTTCGCGGTAGACCACGGATTGCTTCGTGCCGTGGCTTCTGACCAGCACGCGGACGGCCAGCGCACCGGGGACTTCTCGGGATCGCGCCACAAGACCAAGCCCCCTTTCCGAATGGGAAAATCACTTCGGAGCGAGTTTCTTCGCCACCTTCCTGGCCACCGACTCCGGAACGGCCTGCGCCGGCAGCTTGAGCGGTTTGAGCTTCGGCTTGTACCGCATCCAGGGACCAATCCCCTGCGTCTGCACCTGTCCATGGGACCGCAGCCAGGCGAGGACACGCTGCGACGTATGCGTCCGCGTCTTCGAGACTTCCTGAATCTGTGACCGGGTCACCCACCGATCGCCAAGCTTCTCCAAGGCAGCCAGAATCTTTGCCTCGATCGGCGCGTAATGCGCCTGGTTGTAGCGGTGCAGATCGTAGCCGCGACTCCGGGGCAGACTCACTGCCACCGGAGCCATCGCCAGCAACCGCGCCGGCCGGCGCATCTTGAGCAGATGCTCATCATCGCCGAATGCCGGGACGCCTTTGAGCCCGTTCTCCCGCGTCAGCCCAAACAGCCGGTCGGCACGGTCAAGACACTTCCGACACAGATCACGAACCAGGGGTTTCCCGTTCGCGTCGATTACCGGCTTCCCGTGTTCATCGAACACCGCTCGCTGCCCAACTGCCGGCACTGCGCCGACATGCCAATCACACGCAATAATATCAACTTTCACTGGTAACGATTACCCTCCAGCCGCCCGCTTCAAGCGGACGACGCCTTTCTCTTTTGCTTTCACTTTCACAGGTTTCCGCGCCGCCAGGATACTCATCCGCGCGTCGGCACGGGAATCAGTCGCGGCGAGATACGCGCGGTAGCCCTCGGAGCGCCGGTAGGTACGCGGGCGTAATCGCCGGCCGGTGCCGGACCAATACAGCCACGCGTCGCCGTCACAGACGGGACAGTGCACCGCGACCCGAAACTGATTCGGGCCAATTTCCTCGGTCGCGCCTTCCTTCGCCCACGCGTGATTCGCACCAAAACACCACTCGTAATTCGGCATCAGTTCTGGTCGACTCCCTTTCTCCTAGGGACTGTACTCACAGGCGATATCAAGAAACTCGTCTTCATCCGTTTCAAGTAAGAGCTTCAGCGCCAGCATGTTGTCTCCAGCGGGTGGATGTCGCCGCACGGCGATCCCGTAATACTGATCGGGTACCCGCGTGTGCGGATGCAACCGTGCAACGACTCCACTCCACCAGATGTTGTAGAGATTCCCGTGTTGCGATCGGATGGTGACGTACATGACACGCTCGTACTGTCGTGCTTGCCGTGGCGTCAGATAGCTCAGGAGCAATCGCTCCGCGCGAGCTTCGGCTTCGGATCGAGGCATCAGTGCGATACGCTTCTCGATGGCGGAATCCGGGAAGAGCCACTGTCGGAGCCAGCGTCGAAGCCGCCACAGCACCATGGTCAGATCTTCACCCCCATATATCGTGCCGTCGCGAAAAACGCGGGCTCGTTCGTCTCCAGCAGTAACTTCACTGCCAGCATGCGATCCCCGTACGGGGGCGCTCCATCAGGATGGATACAGTACCGCACGCGCTGCGGCTGTTTCCCCTTGACCGGCTTCAGATGCTCCGTCCACGTATGCCGGACGCGGAACTTCCCACCCCGCGAGCCGGTGACTGCGAATTCCCCGTGCGCTTTGAGTGACCGCTTCTGTGCCGGCGTCAGATAGGACACCAGTAGCTGCCATGCGCGATCCGACTCCGCCGACAGTTTGGCCTGGTACTCTTGCCACCACGCTTCATTGACCGGTTGATAATAGGTGCGTGGCGCGGCGATCAGCCGGTCCTGCTCGACGGTGATGGTGAAGTCAATGAACGGATCCCGGTCGAATCGGAACTCCAGCACACCGTCACCAGTTCGGATTCGCGCCATTCACCCGCCAACGAACGGCCGCGAGAACAGAATCCGCTTCGCCGTGGGATCGAACTCGCGGATCTGATCCGGATGCTGACCCTGCTCGTCCGTCTCGAACGCCAGATGCTGCGCCTTCAGCATCGCGTCGAATAACTCGCCGGCCACCCGGACACTCTCGGCGTCACCTTCCTGCCAGGACAGGCGCGCGTCCCCGCCGATCCACTCGACTTCGGGAAACTGCGCCACGACGGTGCGAGGGAAGCTCTGTGCCGTCCCGATAATATTGAACTGTCCCATCAGATCGACTCCTTCACCATGCGGTTCGATGTGATTGACGGAATCCCCTTCCCCCGGCCCGTTTCGGGGATCCCGTCACTGCTTCGTACACTGAGTGCCAGTTCCAATTGCACGACGCCGTGTGCGGCGCACGAACGCCGGCCGGTCCCCGGGGGTGCACCCATTCCGATTTGACCACGTGGTCAAATGCCTGTCGCGATCCCTGCCGCGCGCAGAAAGCCTGCCGCTAGCTGCCGGCAATGCTCCTTGGACAACGGACTCGTTGCCAGCCGCCGCGTCGGTAAGCCGGCTCCGCGTTGCACGATCACCAGCCGCGCCGGGAACACGCCATCCGGGGCGATGATTTCCACCTGCCGGCCATCCAGATCGGTCAAGATCGTGATGTAGGTGTCGCCCGTCAGTGGATCGTTCAACGCTGCCTCCTTCCATACGAGTCCAGGTACAGATAATGCCGACTCTGCCTTTTGTCAACACCCGGGATGGTGGCTCTGTAAGTGCAGAGCAATCACCAGCCAATCCGCCCCCGCCGCCTGTTCCGCCTCGGTTCCAATCTCGCCGGCACTGAGCTTCCCGAGTGTGGCGACCGGGATCATCCGCGTGACGAGACGTTGCCAGCACAGCCGGCAGTACACCGTCGCATGCGGCGGCTCGTCGGTGACGATGATTTGGATCGGCAGCAGATCGTCGTTCTCAGCCATCTTCGGGCTTCTCCACCAGATCGAGGACTTCGCAGACAAGCTTGTAGGCTTTCCGCAGCCGCTCCAACACGGCCTTGTTCCCAGCCTTCGCTGCCAGTCCCCGCGCCAGGACAATATCCGTTCCGGCGTGCGAGACGTAGCGCTCGATCGATTCCTCCTTCAGTACGTTCTTCATCGGTCCTGCTGCCGTTCCCATTCCATCCACGCCTCTGCTTCGCCGAGCTTCACGCCCCCGCACGTCTTGCAGGTATGCGGATTCTCACTCAGCGTCTTCGCCATGGACGGCGGGGAGCCGCATGTCGGGCAGTCGTCGCGATCGTCCCGGTACACAAAGCGGGGCTGCGGGCTGTGACCGAGTTTGGTCTCGATCTTCACGAGCGTCCGCTCGATGCGATCGAAGGTCTCGTTGAGTCGCCGAATGCTCTGCTGGATTTGCTCCATGAGCCTGAATTCTTGTGGGGTCACTTGTTCTCCTCCTTCCCTGGTATCTGGCAGGCACACACCGTCCCGCCAGCCACCTGTCCGCGTGCATACTCCCGCTCGATGTCGCCATCGGCGTAGAGCGTCACGTTCTCGCCGGCTGCACGTCCCTGGTTGCGATGCGACTGCCAGACGTACTCCCAGAAGCATCGCACAGCCGCATCGTGATCGGTCCCGGTGTGTACGGTCCCGATGTTGCCAACGACCACTTCGTAGGTCATCCGCCAAGCCCTCTCATCGCGGGTTCAGGTCGTCGCGATCCGCGAGTGCGACCAGTCCAACCACCGCGAGCGTACCGCCCACGGCAATCATGCCAAGTATCGTCAAGGCTTGTCCTCCTTTCGTTGCTCAGTGTTCCGCCGCAACGCGAGTGCCAGGTTCCGGAACACGGCGTGTGCCTCGGAATGGAAATCCCGCTGCGCTTGCCTCGCCAGATTCAGCAATGCGATCGGAAGTCCCGGCCCCTCGTACTCTCCGGAGACAACGCCCCGGAGATACTGAATCAGGCTCCAGCGCGATGCCTGGTCGAGCTTGCCCGCAGCTTCGAGCAAGCCGGCAAACTGCGCTGGAGTCATGGATGGAATCAGTGTCATAGGTTGGTGATCGGTCCTTTCTGCCCCCGGAGGGGGAATCCCCCGGGGGCGGTTATGGGTTGGTGGTTAGTCAACGAGTTCCCCGTCGACATCCTCGGCCTTGCCGAGCGTGCCGTCCACGATCTGACCGGCCATCCGCTCAAGCTCCAGCCGGCGAACCGGCGTGACCGTCTTCGCCTGCGCGATCCAACTCAGCGCGTTACTCGCGCGCCATGTCGTCTCGCCTTCAGGCAGGTTCACGATGTCCGGCCCGTTGAAGGCATCCTCTGCCTGCCGGTACTCCTCCTTCGAGAGCAGCGTCTTCAGATGCGCCAGGCCCTTGAACGTGATCCCGGAGTCTGCCGCCTTCTTGATGCGCGCGACGATGCTGTCTCGCCGCTCCTGACTGAAGACCGCCTTGACGGCATCGAACGTGGCCGACTTGGTGGTCTCATGGTCCAGCCGGTAGGTCTCCGCCGAGAACACGATGTCCTCGGTGAGCTTCCGGCCCAGATGCACCTGGCCGAACACGTCCTCGGTGGTCATGCCGTTCAGACACACCAACCGCTCGAAGAACGCGCGGATGCTGTTCTTCCCGTCGCCGAATTCGCTGTTGCTCCACTCGGCTCCGAACACGCCCCACTCGCCAGGGAGTAGCTCGATCACGTCACTGCCGATGGCGCGCAGCGACACGCGGGTCTCGGTCACGAGCCCACCGTAGGGCTGGGCACCGACCGCCTGCATCGCGTTGACCACCGCGTCGAGCAGTGGCCGCGAGTCGATGCGGCGGAACTTGTCGGACAGCACGCCGAGCGCCTGCCCGTTCACGCGCCGAACCAGGTAGCTCGACGGTGAGTGATGATAGGTCTCGTTGAGGATGTGGATGAGGAGTTCACGCTGCCATGCGGCACCGTCGAAGAGCTTGCCGGCATACCGGCCGTCCACGCCACCCTTCTGGAACACCTGTGTCCGCGCGTGCGGATGCAGCGGCGCAAGGAAATCCTGCGGGCCGCGTAGCACCAACTCGCGCGTCGTCTCGTCTGCCGTGCCGTACTGCATGGCGCGACCGGCGATGAGGGAGTCCTGAATCATGCGCTGCCCCGTGGCCTCGATCACAGCCTGCGAATTCCGGAGGCGCTGATCGATGGTCGCACGAAGCTTCGCTTCTGCTTCCCTTCCATTGGTAATGTTCATTGCTTGTCTCTTTCTCTTCTTTCCGCCCACTCGGGGGCCTGTTTGATGATGTGAATCTGGGTCCGGTTGTGGTCTTTGTCAAGGGTCTGGTCTCGTCTCACTTTCCGCTCCGGGGAGGGTCGCTCCCCGGAGCTTTCGGTTGTCCGTTACCCGAACAGGAGCCAGTCGATGGCGGGGATCAGTGTCGGGGCCATGCAGGCCATTGCCGCGACGAGCGCGAGCCCAGCGGCCATCGTGTCACTGAACGCCTTCCCATCCTTCTCCCATGCGGGAGTCTTCGTTGGACGTGCCATTAGCTGACTACCTCCGTAGTAGTAACCTCGGTCGGGTGATGCTCGAACACTGCATTGAGCACCGGCACCTTCGCGATCAGCGTCCCGGCCAGGATCACCGGCAGAACGCGCATCGTCGCTTCGGCAGCGACCAGGATGAGAAACTCCGCGAACCGATCACGGGCTTTCTCATGCTTCTTCGGAACGTGATGCCGCACCTTACTCATTGAACCTACTGTACCTTTCTTTTTGGCATGCGATTGGAGCCGCATGCGGGGGTTGGATTTCGGTCGGTTCCAGCCTCTCGGTTGTTGTCCCTGTCTCGTCCTCCTTTCCTTTCTCTCTGACCCCATTGTAAGGCGGGTCGATTCTTTGTCAAGGCCACCGAACTATCGAACGTTGCTGGCCTTTTGCGGCTCACACGCCGCGCGGAAGCGTACCTCATCGAAACGTGGTCCGAACTTCCCGGAAGAGCGCACAGTACGCCTCCATGGCCAGGTCCGCGTGCGTGCGGTCAGTAACGGTGTGGTACCAGCGGACTTGCTCCGCCGCCCACTCGAAGTGTTGCTTTGTCATACCCCTAATCTAGTCACCTTCTGTCCTTTGTCAAGGACGCTGTTTTTCCCCTGACTTTCCGCCAGGTTGACCCGAAGTTAAGGCCCCCTTGACGAAAGTCAACCCCGCCTTACCATGGGGAGCCATGACAAAGAATCAACGGAGCACCGCGATCGAGGTACTCGGAGAAGCCGAGCGATTACGGGTACTTGTGGCCAAGCTCCTGGCCGCGCCAACCGTCGTCACGCCCACCGCACTAGCCTGTGCGCGCGGGATCGTGGCCCGGCTCGAAGCCCTGGACCAGGCCAATTCCTCAACGAAGTCGCGAGCTTAAAGTGGGTATTGACAAAGGACGATGGGTGCTTACATTAAGGCCATGACAAAGAGTGACCCAGAAGGAGGCTGTGCGATGTTCGACTTTGGCGCGGCGGGCTACATCGTGATGGAAGCTCTCGAAGCCTACTTGATACGTTTCCGCGCTGGGACCGAGACAATCGTGTTCATGGACCCATGGATGGAAGGTGCACACCGATGAAGAAGGAGGCTGCGATGACGCTGTGCAGAATTTGCCAAGAGCATCCCGCATTCGACAACACGGGCGTATGCCGGTGGGAATCGTGCGAGCGTGAAGCTCAGAAGGTAGCCATAAAGCTCGATGACGCGATCAAGAGCTTCAGGAAGGCGCAGCACGACTACGCCGACTACGGCGCGGGCGATACTGAGCCCGACACCGAATTCGAGCACAGTCTCATGCGCGCGTACCACGGGACGGAAGATGTCCCGACAACGGCGGATGCCTGGCAACTCTACCACGAGATGAAGTGCGGCCGGGCCGCGAAGGCACTGAGTAGTGCCACACGTCGCTGCGTGCGACTCATCCTGAAGGCTCCGATGAAGGACCGCGCCGCGATCCGGAAGACTCTCGAAGCGAACTTGTGGCGACTCACCGACAGCCTGAGGGACCGATGACCGAACGATTCGAGGACTGGTTCGAGCGTATCTCGAAGCTCTCGCCGACACGCGAGTTCCATTGCGTGATCTGCAAGACGCGACTGCTCGCCAAGCAGACCTGCTTCGATGAGAAGGCGCGACCATTCTGCAACGACCACATCGGGCTGCTGCCCGGAAAGGAAAATCGATGACCTACGAGGACGGCCGCATCCGCGTAATCCGCCCGTCTGACCGCTCCGTGTACTTCGCGAAGCGTGTCACGGCTCGCGCTCCACATCGGTGTTCGTTCCTGTCACCGCGTGATTCCGACACGGGAGACCTACGGACGGACCCGACACTTCCACTCGTCGCGCACCGCCGACTACCGCGTGTGCCGCGACCATTGGGTGACTGAATGAAAACCCGCATCGCCGCTCGCATCAACTGGCTGGTCGATGCGGAGACCCGCGAAGTCTACGCCACCACCAGCACCGCGCCGGCTGAGAACGCGCCGACCATGTGCTGGCGCTGCGGCGGGAACGGCTTCGCGGACCATGGCAACCGCCGCGCCGTGTACTTCTCCGTTCGAGACCGCAACTCGAAATGGAAAAACCTGTCGACACACGTCATACATCTTGGCTGCGTGCCGACGCGTGATTATACTACCAAAGGAATCCCCGCACGAAAGGCGGGGGGAAGGAGAATTTGAATTCATGTCCAACGACAACGACTACAATTACCCGGAGCTTCGACAAGTGTTCCGGGAGGAAGCCTGGAAGCTCGCGCAACTACTGCACGAGTACACTGCCAGCTTTGACGAGGGATCGACCGACTCGACTCTGCGCCTGAACAATCGCCTGCGCTACTACCGCATCGAAGCCCGCTGGATCCGTCACCCGGGTCTGGTCAAGCTCATCGGAGCCGGCCGTCCGAAGACCCTCACCTACAAGCTCGCGAACTTCGCGGAGAAGATCGCCAAGCGCATCACCGTGATTGCGCTGAAGCGCCGGCAGGAAGACCTGGCTCGCGCGGCACAGCATGCCGAGTACGAGGCACTCGAACGGACCTGGAAGGATGCCTTCGGACCACTGCTCCGCGTCGTAGACGAGGATGAGCGCCTGTACCTCGGCTCCGAAGCGAAGGATGGCGATGTGTTCCTCAGCCTGCGCAACCTGACCTACGAGGAGGCGAAGAGCGTCATCACCATGATCCACAAACCAAAGGAGGATACACATGGAGCGTAAACGGCCCGAACAGATCGTCGGCGAGCGGCTCGCGAAGATCATCTTCGACCGGCGCAGCCGCAAGCAGCGCAACGTCGAGATTCACATCACCGAGCGCGACCTGGCTGCAATCCTGGCCGAAGCATTCGCCATGGGACTGGTCCAGGCAGAGCCGCCAACTCGACCGGAGCCGACCGATCATCCGACCTGCTGCGACTTCCATGCCGGGGGCGGCGCGCTGTCTCATCCGCATGGGTCGGGACTGAACGTATGACACGACGACTCAACCTGAAGACACTGCTCCGCGACCCTGTGTTGCGCGCAGACATCATCGCCGCCGCCGTCGCGTTCATCGTCGCGGTCGAAGCCGGGGAGCGTGCTCGATGACCCGCTTCTCGAAAGCCGTCCTGAAAGACGGCAAGCTCGTGGAAACGGACGTGCGCGAAATCGCACAGTCCGATCTACTCGCCTGCCCACACACGATCCTCATGGCCGAGCACTACCGACCGGACGGCTCGTGCCGTTGCAACGACCCGGAGCACACCATCATGCGCGAGTGGGGATACCGCTGGAAGGATGGAGCCTGGTCTTGACAAAAACACATCCACTCCTTACCTTACCCGACATGAACACTCCGAATGGATACACCAAGTTCCCGCTGGGGAAGGTGGTCATCTGCGAAAGGCTGATGAGGACACCGCGCAGCAGTCCGGGTACATGACGCGCTGGCAAAGCTGACCCTCAGGAGGACCACGCGATGGCACAGCACTATAGCGACCCGAAACGCGAAAGCGATCCACACGCATTGCCGGATATTGAAGTCTGGCACCATTCTTGTGGATTCGATGCCAGCATGCCAGCGGGAATGGATGAAGCGGACTGTGAGTATCGGTCAGGCTGGTACTGGTGGTCCTGCTTCCCTGGATGCCTGCCCGATGGCGAGCCTAGCGGGCCGTTCGAGACAGAGGCAGATGCATTGGCGGATGCGCGGGACGGATTATGCGATGACCTGCACTGCCGGGCTTGTTGCCCCATTTGTAAGAGTGGTGAATTGTACGAAGAAGAAGGAGAGACGCGATGACCACGGCGAATGCCGAAAGAAAACTCACCGAGTGGAGGATCTAAATGGACGAGCACACCATCACTGTCGACGTAACGGTCGCCGGCATCTTGGACCGCGAACTCGACTACCTTGTGGGAGCGCTGACGCCCCGGCACGCCGCCATCAGTATCGGGCCTGTCCGGGGCATCGAGCGCGACCTGAACATCCGCATGACCATCGAGGGACAGCATGCACTGGTCTACGCGGTTCGCGAAGTCGATGCGATCCTGCGCGACATGGGCGTCTGGCACCAGTTCACGCGCGCGGAAGAATTGGTCGAATAATGTTCCCATCCCTCACCAACTGCCGCATCCGCATCTACTGGAACATCCGGAAGAAGTGCTACTCGATGCTCAACCCGGAGACCGGCCGCGTCATCGGACACGCGTCCAACGTCTACCTGCGTGACGCACGCTTCATCGTCAATGCCGCCGGCCGGGATCGCGTCCGCAGCGAGCGCCGGAAGAATGTCCACGCTTTCGTAGACGGCCGGCTCACCGAGCCGCCTCTCACCGCCCTGGAACGATTCATGCCGATCCGCGTGAACTACAATCCATACCGTGACGACGGCTTCGTAGCCAACCCGGTCGATGCACCATGGTTCCCCAACCACACCGTCACCGACGCATGGCACGTCGCCGGCATCACCGACCGACGCGGCCGACCCGTGATTCGAGCGGGAGGCATCATATGAAGGAGGAAACTGAAACCATGTCTGACAACGTTTGGACTACACCACCCGAGTCGGAGACTGGACCGCCGGTCTACCCGACAGACGGCTTCATGTTCCGCCCGCTGAGTGACGACGAGGCAGAAACCTTCGCCGCACATGCGCGCGAGCATGGCCCCGAGAAACCCGACTGGCGTCTGTACCATCCGGTCTGCCGCCGCGAACGCGGGTATCGTCCCGCAGAAAGTGAGAAGAATCATGCCTGAGAAAGGAACACACCTGGAGAAAGCACCGACCATCCGCCCGTGCGGCTGCACACATCCCGCACAGGACAAGTGGTATGGAGCCGGCAAGCGCGTCCACAATCCGACTGCGGAAGGATGGCGTTGTACGGTCTGCGCCACGGAGAAGAAGGTCACATGACCAAAGGACCAATCGCAAAAAAGTCCATGGCGGAATTCCGCCGCGAGCTTCAGGAAGAGGAGGACAAGAAACAGCGACGCATCCGTGCACTCAATGAAATGATCGAGCACGAAGCGAACAAGCTCAAGAGTATCTGCGAGAACATCGCGGCGTGTCCACCGGGACTCTGGTGCCGCGACGACTTCCGCAACACCGCTCGCCGGCTCAACGCGCAACTCCTGCTTCGAGACAGCGAGGGACTAGAATGACCGACACCGAATACATCGCGCAACTCGAAGTCATTATCGATGATGCCCTCGAACTCGCAGCCGGCTACACCGATGTCGATTGCGTCGGCGATCCGCCCCGGTTCGTTCCCAACAAATGGATGCAGTGGTCAATCAACGCGCGTGCGACGCTGGGAACACCCGCACTGGAGCCGTCTCTGCTCGAACACACCACCGAGATACTCGAAGCGCATCGAGCCGGTGACTGCAAAGGCCCCCGCTGCCCGCTGCACAAGCGGACCGACCATCACATGCGTGACTGGCCACAACACTGGCGCGGGGATCGCCACATCATGGAGCGCATCTGTCCACACGGCTGCGGTCACCCCGATCCAGACGATATCCTGGCCCCAGATACCGTTCATGGCTGTGATGGATGCTGCAAGACATGATCGCGTTCTGGATTGCCGGCTGGTTTACGCCGTTCTGGATTGCCGGCTGGTTGTTTACGCTTGGCATTGTCGAGGCACACGAACCCCCAGAGGACAAGATAGCGAAGGGAAGATGGGGCTTCTGGGTATTCACAGCGCTATTCTTGTTTTCGCTCTGGCCGTTTGTGCTTGGACAAGGGTTCGGCGAAGCGAAGTTCAGCCGGACACGGAAGGAGCGCGATGAAATCCTGCCTGGTTAATGCCGTCGTGCTCTGCCTGCTGACTGCCGCACTGCTACTCGCCGGCTGTAGCCCACACCGGATCCCCCTGCAACCACTCGATGGACAATCCGTCGAGCAAATGCACCGGGATGCCGACTACTGCACCGATGTCGCTTCGGTCTATCCACCCGGCTGGGCAAAGAGCGCTGCCGATGTCATCACCCTTGGGACACTCGGGACCAGCGTGGGACTCGGCGCGGCCGGCGATGCACGCGCTCTCGGAGTCGGCGTGGCCGGACTTGGCATGGAGTTGACCAGCGACTCCACACCCGCGAATCGCGAAAGCGTCTACCTCCACTGTATGCATGAAAAGGGCTACGAATGAGGCTGAACGATGATGCGAGACCTGTACGACATCTGGGTAGAGCTTGCGCTGAATGAACGCATCCGCCGCGAGTGGCTGGTGAGCGTGTTTCAGTCTGAGGAATCGGCACCGCGCATCCGGCGCTGTCTCGGATGCGGGAAGCCCCTCGCCGAAGATCCAACGGAGCACGGCGATGGCTGACCCGCGCAATTGGGAACCAGACGGCTTCTACCGCGTCATCGGTCAGCACTTCGTCGCCGGCATCGAAGTCCGCTACGGCATCGTCGTCCGCACCGCCCCGATCCTCGACTGGCTCGTCGCCTGGAAACGGGAGTGGCCACTCCATCGGCTCCAAGTGTACGCCCTGCGACGAGGCTGGAAGGTGGAGCACCTGATATGAAGCACGTCACCGCCGAAGAGTACCGACAGATCGAAGAGGCAGATCGCGAGTACCGCCGCACGCACAAGCGCTGCCCGTGGTGTTTCGGCGGTATCGACGTTCGCCGCAGATGGTTCCTGCTTCCAGGCTGGTGTCGGTATTGCGGCGGTACAGGACAACTGATTGTCAGATCAGACTCGCCCGAAACGTCTACCTGATAGAGGCAGTTCTCTCCCCGGCTTCGTGCCCAAGGAGTCTTTCGACGCGGGCGGGTCAGCCACCAAGTGTGGCCCCGCCCAGCCTCTTTTTGACCACGTGGTCAAATCGCGCAGCGCACGATCGCGATCAGCGTCGCTTGACTGACCTGCGCCGTCGCCGTCACTTCGCTCGTCCAGCCAGTCGCGCCATCCGGTGCCGAGTTACTCAGCAGCAGCTTTTTCTCGTCCTGCGGTTTCGCCGTGACAACCATGAAGCCGCCACTGACGACCTGCTCGCCTGCGAGACAGACCGCCGTCGCTGTCAGGGACTCGCCACCCTTGATCGATGTCCCCTCTGCACTCGCCGTCCGCGTCACCAGAGTGAGACTGCCGCCACCACTCCCGGTCGGTCCGGTCGCACCTGTTGCGCCGGTCGCCCCGGTCGGACCCCTGGCCCCGGTCGGCCCCATCACTCCCGCCGGCCCGGTCGGTCCCAGAGCCCCGGTTGCCCCGGCCGTCCCGGGCAGTCCCATTGGTCCGGCCGGTCCCGGCGATCCTTGAGCACCCGGCGTTCCTGGCAGTCCCGGAGCACCTGTCGGTCCCGGCATCCCCGCCGCACCGTCTACCCCGGTCGCCCCGGTCGCTCCGGTTAGCCCAGTCGGCCCGGTCGGTCCCGGCAGACCATCCCAGCCCATGGTTCCCGGTGGCCCGGGTGGCCCAGTCGGTCCAGGTGATCCCGGTGGTCCCGGTGGTCCAGTCGGTCCCGGTGGTCCAGGCTCGTTGAGACCGCCAGCCGACTTCTCCCCCTTGCGACATTCCTCCGCCCGGAGAGTCACCAGGCCATTTTTCTTCTGGCAGAAAACTGCCGCATCAGCCTGAGTCAGCGCGAGCAGCACCAGAAACGCAATCACCGCCATTTGAGCGCCGCCGGATAACTCGTTGTTGTCCACCGCGACCGACTCGGTTTTCCCGGTCGCCACCGACGCAAATACTGCCGCCAGGCTTCCTCTTCATCCCCAATCTCCGGCAACGGCTTCTTCTCCAACCACAGCACCGAGCGCGCCATGATGCAGGCTAGCGTATCGGCACCCTGCCCAATGGCAATCGCCGTCCGCGCACGACTGATCGGGAAATTCAGTGCCTGTGCCGCCTTCCGGAACGGCGCTAGCTCTGGCCGCATCTCGAATTCCGCGCAGCCACCAGCTACCTCGAACTGCCACAGACCCCGTGCCGGCCCACCCGATTGTGTTCGATGCGAGAAATGCGATTCCTGCATCCCAATCGCAATTAACATCACCACCGCTTCGAGGGAGTCATAGGGTTCCCCGAGCCATTTCAGCGGCGGCTTGATAATCAGGTCCGAGGCAATCTCAGGAGTCACGACGGCTTATACACTCCCAGCAAATCCAGTCCGGGTAAGGATCCGGGGGATCGCGTAAGTCAATCACCACGAGCTTGACGGTGCACTTCGCACAGCGGACTTCGTGGGTCCGTAGCTCATATTCTTCCGGAATGTCGTCCCGACTCACACGTACTCCTCGATCGCGATGCTGGCATCGAAGGTAACGAGCCCACGCGCGACAGATACATCATCCGTATCGCGTTGCCCGATCACGAACTGCGACGTATCCCCGAGATTGTCGTACCAGACCACCGGGGATCCCTTGCCGACATTCACCAGGGTAAACACATCAGTTCTCACCGTGGCATTCTGATAGAGAAACTCCGGGTTACCTGGAGCGCCACGCAAATATGGCGGGCCATCCTGATTAATCTCGCCGCCGCCACCCTCGTACGTGATCTTCGTCGCCGCCTGCTGAATGATCCATGTCAGCGGTGCCCCGATCGGATCGGTCCACGTCCGCACCGTCACCAGAATCAGAATCGTCCCGATTTCCACGAACGTTGTCGCCCCTAAGCTCTCCGCAGAAATACGCACGTACCGAGCGGAGAATGCGGTATCCTGCCAGAGCTTTTTGACGTTCGTGCGCTGATCGGTCGGAATGGTAATCAAGCCGAGATTCGTCGGCCAGGTACTATTATCGTTCCCAGCCTCGATTCGTAACTGCGTCGGTCCAGTCACATCCTGAATCACCACGGCAGCAACTGCCTGTGTCGTCCCCAGATCAAACGTCAGACGCTCCGTATGTGTGCCGCCGGCAGTGGTGGAACGCCAGACACGTGCCGGCCGCGTTATCAACCCCACATTTGACGCGGGAAACCCTGGCTGTGCCGTCGTTGCCGTAATGAGCGGGGTCGGAAACGTGGTGGCGACCTTCGGTCCAATGGCCATGGCTACGTCACCAGTACCGGGTACGGTCCAAAGGTTCCAATTAGCCGATCTTGAATGTCGTACATGCGGAATGTGTAGTAGTACGGATTCGGGTCAGTCGCCGGAACCACATCCACCATTGTAAGCAGCGGCAGCGTGTAATCGGAGGGCGTAGTCTCGGCCAGTAATGCCGGCGTACTCGTGGCTGGTCCCTGCCGCCATATCCGCATCGTTCTGAAGTACCGTGGCAACGGCTCGCGTTGCGTAATCGTCACCTTCATCTGGGTAATCATCGCAGCGCCGATGGCATCCTGCGTTTTCGGCACCACACCCCAGAACATGTTGCCGACATCATTCACCTGCCACGGACGATTGATGTACGGATTCTGCGGATAGCTCCAGATGAGGTTGGAATATGTCGCCCCAACTAAGAAAGAGGTTGCATCGATTCCTGAACCTCCACCGACAAGACTGCCGTACTGCGCGGCATATCGCTCCGTTCCGGAGCCCGCATTAACCCGCATCCGTGTCAGGAAATCGACATTGGAAATCTCCGCTCCTGAAGCGAGCCCTGCACCAGCAAATCGCATCTTCACAGCCGCATTCGCATCACCCGCGATGTACGTTGCATCAGCATCGGGCGGATCTTCATCGATACACTCAGGATTCGTGGCTGGTGGCGGAGGCGTACCACCCGGAATGAACCCATGGTTAAAGACTGGATTCGGTGGCGGATCGATTTCCTGTACCGGATACCAATTCGTGACACGGCCAGGAATTATCGTCACTGTGACAGTCAGACCATCCACCCGACTTGTCGCTGCCATATTCCCGAATGCCGTTGCTGGCCCCGGAGGCGCGGACGGATCCGCCGGCAGTGGCAACGGATCGTACACATAATCCGCTGCCGTGTAGGGTGTGACCGTGACCTGATTCGCCGCCGACACTCGATTCGACCGCCGGACCCGGGCATCGAATGCCGTCCCAGACCGGAGTGTTACCTCGATCACTCTCCCCGGGACGATATTCCTTGCCTCGTGTCCCAGCGCTAACTCGATGGTTGCATCATCAGTCTTCCGGCGCTTCGCCCGATAGCTCCGAATGATATCCGCTGTGACGGGATCGTAGACTAACTGTGTCTGTACTTCCTCGATCTGCTGTCCGACTCCATTGACATCCCCATCGGCAGAACTGAGCAGGAAGTTGATGACGCGTCCTGTCTCATCCCGCACAGGTTGAAATCTGACCCGTGTCTTGCCGATCGTCTCAGCCAACGATGCGCGAGCTATCCCACCGACCTGCGCGATATTCCGCCACGGATCACCAATGGAGAAGGCAGCGTCTGCAATGGAAACTGCCTGGTCGACAGCAGCCGTGACCAGTCCCGCCGATGTCAACGAATAGCGCAACCCGCGAAATGTACGGAAGTTGTCCATGACTCCATCGGAGCCATCGATGGTTGCAGCATCGGTAAATGCTCCGTCACAGCGGAGCCCGTGATTTTCAATGCCGGCCGCATCATCTTCTGCGGTATCCCAACTCGTCGGATCGAGTGCCATCCCGGATACGTCGAGTGCTTCCCGCAGACACGTCACGAAATTCCGCCGTCCGAGATAGTGTGCACGGCGGTAATACGCGAGGCCGCGTGCCCCACTACTGAATCGGACTGGCCCAAGATCACCTTGCGCACCCGCCCCGATGGTCGAACTACCACCAAGAATCATCGGATCGGTCGCTTCTGGATCGATCGAGTCTCGCCCGTACTTCACATATCCCCGCCCCGATCGAGGCGTAGACTGAATCAAGACGCCATTGATGTAGAGGTCGACAGTCGTTGCACCGACATCGACCCCAATGTGCATCCACGTATTCAAGGTAACGTTGGCAGTTTGGAGTGTAAGTGTCAGTGGACTTGCCCACGTCGCTGGATTTGTCGTGATATCGATGGTGAATTTGATCTTGTTCAGATCGTGGAATAACTGCCAGCCATCCCGGGGTCCATCGACAATCGCCCCGGTCTCATCCGTCCGCAGCAGGAACCAGACTTCGAGCGAGAACTGATGCAGCGCATACGCATCCCGCGCTGCTACCGACTCTGCCATCATCGCTCGCAACGCATTGCAGCGGATGGCTCCATTCCCGTACCGAGATATGCCTGCTACCAGATGACTGGTATTCGCCGTATTCCCAGCCATCGCGATGGCATGATGACCGCCGATGTCATCGTAGAGCCCGCGTTGCCAGTCCCATTCACTGACTACCCGCGCATCCACATCCGCCATGAGCCGCTGCCCATCGACTACCAACGAACTGACTCCGGCATCCTGCCCGCGAGGATCACGTCCCAGCCGAATAGCCGTCTGATATCTGCCCCCCTGCAAATACGTTCGCTTGATGACCTGATAATCCCCTGCTCCGAGTGGTAATCCACCTTGCCGAACTGCCTGCACATGCAGGTTCCCATGTAACACCACAAAGTCGTACAGATCGGCGATATTCGACGGTAACCCGCCGAAGATGATTAACTGCCCACTCCCATCGGTCGAAATGGTAATCGGCGCATTCGTGAATGCTTCAGACTCCTTCGCTGCCAACTGAAACGTATCGTCATCCAGCACAATCACCCAATAATCCTTGTCAACCACCAATCCTGTGGGCAGCGTCCCATTCACTGCCATCACATGGTACGGTCCATTCCCGGTTTGGAAGCCATGTGCGCGCGAACTGAACGAGTCATTCGTGGCCAGGCCGGTGAATCCAATCCGGATTTCCTTGTTCTCGTCGTTCCGCGCCCGCGCGTATCTGCCCGGGAGTCCCCGATTCACGCCCCACCCATGCGGTACGACGGAGCCGAGACCACCACTCGGCGATCCGTCAGCCGGCGCATACGGATGCTCCAGCGAATTAATCACGTAGGCAGGGAATACCTCGTTGACTTTGGCAGGATCGAGTGCCGCACAGAGTAACTGAATGGTCTGATCGTCATGTGCCACAGCCGCAATGCGGCCCACGGCGATGTTCAGTACCGTCGTATCCGTCAGCACATCGTAGGAATGCACGTTGACCAACCAGCCCCGGACTTCCGTCGATCCGATCCAGTTCGTGATGTCCGGCGTGGCAGTCTCGATTGCCCGTAGCCGCAGCCGCACCGTGAACTGCTGCTGCTGAAGATTCCCACCGAAGGAATCCGGCTCCTCAAGCGTAATGGAAATCGACTCGACTACACGTTTCTCGAAGAGTGCCGGCCCGAATGCCGTGGGATATACGTCCCGCGATGCAAACCGCAGTGGCGGTAAGGACAAATCCACCGGGAGATTGAGTGTGGTCGAATCCTGGTAGTGAATCTCAACGAGAAAACAGAGACTCGGAGCCGTCAGTAACGGATTCGCTGCGACGGGAAGTAATCCACCACCGTCCGCAATACCCCAATCGAATTCTCCCCAGCCCGGACCCTCACCCCATCCAGCCATAGATCACGGATTCTTCGGTGGGCATTGCGATAGCAGGATTTTACACGATCCCAGATCGATCTGCGGATCACGCGGACGTAACTTCTTCCGTTTCTCGGTAAGCTCATTCAGCTTTGTGTTACAGGGGTCGAGGAGCGTACAGGGTCCGGGACGCCCGGCACACATCTGAAGCGCCGCTTGGACACACTCGTCAACACGAATCTGCTCCAGAAGGATCTGCTCCTCCAATTCCAGACCCCAGACCTGCGCACCACAGACATCGTAGACACGCTGGCACACACCCTCATTAAACGTCGCGGCCAGGAGAATCCCTGCGAGAATCATCATCACATCACCGTGTCAAAGCTAACATAGAGAGCACACGAAGCAGCAGTAGCAGCCAACGATGTACCGACCACGGAGACCTGTTTCATGGTAAAGCGATCCCCAAGTGCAAATGCAATCGGTGCACTCGCTGAACCCGCTGCTGGTGTACACTGCTGAACACCCGCAGTCATCTGACAGAGCATGGTTGTATCAGAACTGCCACCTGCACTGCCTCCAGTACCCTTCCGCACAGTAAACGTGCGCGTGGACGTACCACCGGGAGTATCACTCGCGGTGCAGGTCATCTTCCAAATAGTTCCTGCTCCAACAATCACACTCCGGAAGTTGTTCTCCGTCGCATTGTTGTCGTTTCCCCACAACGAGCTAAACAACGTCTGCGCCGTGGTCAGCAGAATCGGGAAGTCAGTCCGCGCGATCGAGCCATTCCGCAACGAGATCGATCCGAACGATCCCTGGTAGTTGGCAATCGAGCCCACAGATGCTGGTGTCGGCCACCGATAAAAGCCATTGTCTGCGACATCAACGTTAACGACATTCGCTGTACCCGCAGTCGGGAACTTGATTGCCGTTGAATTCGTGCTGTTCGATCCATCGAAAATATTGCTGACGATCTGGCTGCCAGTAATCACCATATTGCCAAGAGATTGTGGCCCAACCATGTCAACTCCAATGATACTGTCTACAGTACCACCAGGAAACACGGTATTCAGCGCAATATTCAGATTCGTGTGCGGGCTGGTAGCGCCGTAGTCAGACAAGCGGAAAAACGCAGTCGGCGTCCGAGCCAAGCAGCTACCAGCAGTACAGCAATATTTGCCCGCCTCAGATCCAGTCTGACAACAGGTGATAGCACCACCAGGGCAACCACCTAATGTGCCGGTACTACACGTCGCACCACCATTACACGTAGACGTGGCCGTCTCACATAATTGTCCCGCCGGGGTCGTACCACACTGCTTCACAGGCTGCTGCGACGGCATGAACACCACATTCTTTGCGTACGTGTTATGCGTCGTCCCACAACCACCACCAGTACATCCCGCATGACCAATCCACGCGAATGCCGGCTCTGGTACACACTTGAAGGTCACCGAGCAGGTACCACAATCCGCGTCGCTATTGCACTGATTCCCACGGTTTGGAACAGCGCAGGATGGATCACATGTCGTCGTCGGCCGCACGGAATTACTTGAGTTACAATAGTTCCCATCTACGAAGACACCTGCACCACCGAGATTGAAGCAGGCTCCTGCCTGCGACACAATACGATTCGCAACGTACTGTGTATTATTCAATGATCCACTCGGCGCGTTTTCAGCCGTGATGCCACGCCACCCACCTTGAATATGATTCAGCCCAACACGATTCTGCGATCCCGCTGAGCCCAGCTTTATACCGATCCCATGAGCAGCCGGTAATTGAGTCCCCTGCGAAAACCCTATCCTATTATTGGAAATCAACGCATTCGCCGTATCATGATTGCTGATTCCGATCTGGTTACCAATCACACCATTATCCTTGATCGTGTTATCAGCGATGAGAACATCAGTTCCGGTGCTCTCGATGCCTATTCCATTCCCACCAAGCTCTTTGATCGTGTTACTGACAATGTGCGAATTCACGGCGGTCGAATCGATCCCCTTCGCATAAGACTGCAAGCTATTACTCCCCAGCTTATTGGCAATCACTCCTGCATCGTCACCAGTCAGCGAAATCCCCGTGCATCCAGTCCCAAGATTCAGCGCCTGCGATTTAGCGACCTGTCCGTATGTACTGATAACGAAGCCACAGGCAGCCGTCCCAGGCCCATTGAGAGATGGAGGCCACACCGTCGACTCATCAATACGTGTCTGCGCAGCAGCATTGAATGAGAACGACTTCCCACGAGCGTACGTACGAATCAGCTGAGAGTCAGACCCGACCTTCATACCGTAAAACACATTCGTGGTCGGCTGCGTGTTGTTCTTGTTGGCTGCTGCGAACGCATTGTTCGCAGCACCGTAACAGCACGTTCCACCATTCAACCCTGCCGACAGACACCGAGAATCTGTCGGTGTCGCGAATGGTGACGTACAGTCCGTCAGTTCCCGCGCTGCATTCACATTGACTAGTGTCGACTGATTTCCCACACTAAGTGAGAAGCCCGAAGAACTGTTCGGCGTGACGAAATGATCGTAGATGCTGACATTCGTCAGCTTCGCATTCGTGGTTGATGTCAAATCCAGCGGGATGATATTCCCCGGTCCCGATGGCGAGAGCGGAGCACCAGTACACGATCCACCACCCGTCGTGCAATTCATCTTCGACAGATCGCAGGTACCCGATATACAGTCACCATTCACATCACATCGTGCTCCTGGCAATGTCGACCCCGTAGAACATTCCTGCCGGCACGGCTTCCCAGGATTCGAGCCACCCACACAGCGCTGGAACGGATCGGCCTGAGCCGCCCAGATCGAGCAGTTCTCAATGAAAATGTCGCTCGATGCTCCTCCACTATCCTTCAGCATCGTGTAGGTCTGTCCCGCAGTCGGTGCGAAACACGTTGTTGCCGTACACGCAGCACCTGCTCCTGCTCCGAAACTGCTCACACACGTTCCAGAGCCAGGGCAATCTGCGTTCGTATTACATGTCGCACCACCGAACGGAGCGAAGGCACTCGCACTCGCCCCGAATGTACCCGTCGAACAATACTGCTGCTGCGCGAAGAAGCCGGCACTCTGATCTGCACACACAATGTGCACGTTGTTCGGGATGAGAATGGACGCTGCTCCTGCACCAGGAGACTTCAACCCAAGCTTGCAGCCACCCGGTATGTAGATAGTCGCTCCAGTCGACCCCAGCGCGTTCAGGGCTGCCTGCACTCCAGCCGTGGAATCTGTCAGGCCGGAACAATCAACTCCAGGCGTTGCCGTGATACTGGTCGTAGAAATGGTATCCCACTGCAATACATCGCCGGTATGCCAGACAAGTACATCACCATTGATCGGGACATCGGATGGCAACTGATACGTCCGATTGGCTGTGAGACTGGCAGTCGCCGGAGCCTTCAACCCGACAAAGTTCGAGTTATCGGTATCCCGCCAGCGAAACTCCCCACCACCCTGAACAGTCGGTGTGGAGCCACTTGAAAAGGTCACTCCACCACTGCCACCAACAGCAATAGCATCCGTCGTCCCAGTGCTATCACGGATGACCACGTTGTCCCCGACGAGAAACCGAGCAATACCACCCTCATCATGGATCGAACAGGTCGAACTGACACTGCCATCACCATTGCACCGGAACCGCGTTGCGCCGTCGTTATCACGGATAACGGTATCGCCACTGTTGTTCACTGAAAACCGCGTTGCAGCTCCTCCATTAGTAATCACGCGGAACTGTCCAGTACCGGGTGCTAACTGAACGTCGAAGAGACCGTTGGTAGCAGAATTAATGCGGATCGACGCCAAGGCGAAATTCAATCCCGTGCTCTGCGAGACGGTAAATTCATCGTTGTTGTTCGTATCGTTGCCAACTGACCATACGTTGTCACCGGCAAAACGAATCTCTGCATTCACCGTTGCCGGCGTTGCCGATGTCACTATCAGCGGATTGGAGACTCCACCACCAGTTCCACACGGCTGCCAGGCAAACGTCGTCCCGGTCGCCTCATACGTTAGACAGTAGCCATCGACCTGTCCCGCCGACTTGATCGCATTCGGCGTCACGAGGTCGTTGGCCAGACTGCATGTACCGCCGATCACACCCAGATCGGAAATCGTGCACGTCGCATTGTCGATAACGTTCCCCGTCGTCCCGTTGAACCTCGCAATCTGATTGTCAACATACGTCCCCGCTAGACTCTGCACATCAGCAGCAGAATTCCCGAAACAGCCAACTGTCGTCCAAACCTGGCTGTCATTGATGTACGTCAAACACGTTGTTCCCGGCGTTCCCGTCCCTGCCGTGCACGCAGTCGTCGTGCAGTCAGTGACAATGTAGACCTTCGACAGCGTCACACTCGATGCAGTCGGCCGGTTCACAAACAGACCTGCTTGGAACCGACGCGACTCGTCCTGATTCGCCCAGTTCCAGTAATACTGCGGATACGATGCTGCCGGTACGCCAACACCGACCTTCGGAATGCGTAGAATGTCGGTAAACGACACCGTGCCAGGACTGGGATCCGGGTCCGCTCGCGCGTACCCAACCACCAGCACCATCACCAGCAGGATAAGCCCCCTAAATCGGGTCCACATAACCCCTCGCATACAATGCCACAGTGTTTCCACCGCCCGTCCCGTTCCACTGCGCCCGAAATATCTGTGTTGAATCCACTTCTATATCGATTACATACGACACCAATATGGGCGAGTTTGTGTGGATCATCCCCCAGGTACCAGTACCAGCCGTTCCATTCAGTACGTTACACTGCTGGCCAGCATTCGCATTCGCAATCGGCACCACAAAAATCGTGGCTATGCGCGATGTCGGCGGAATGTACTTCTTGACGTCGACATTTTGCACCGTCGAGACAGTATTCGTTACATTAACGCTGTAGCTTGAATTCGCATCTGTACCGTCCATTCGATAATACACATGGTCATCTTCCTGAATGAACTGAAGGAAGTTGCTCGACGCATTGTTCCGAACGGCTCCAACTCGGACCCATTTCGTGTACCCCGTCACTGTCGCATGCGTGAGTACCAACCCCGCCCGTGTGTTCTGCTTCGAGAGTAGGAAGCCGATGTTCCCGGCCGCATTCACACCGACCCAGACATAGTACCAAAAATTGGCATCCTCTGGATCGGCACCGAGATTATCAAACCCATTCAATCCATTGACCGTAATATCAACTGATCCACTAACAGCCTGTACGATCGTACCTTCGATCCCGAGTAGGTCTGCCGTAATGTCGAGCTTACTGTTCGGCGCAGCATTGTTATTGACAATCCGCAGTGCCCGGCGTCCCACACGAGAATTCAGTATCAACGCACTCTGTGCCGCCTGAATCCGTGCACCGACATCGGCATACACAGTTCCATCCACCGACGAAATGTGCGGATTCGCCCCCAACGTGGCGAGTGCTGCGAACAACTCCTCGACAACCTGTAGCCAATCTGCCGGCGTCACCTGCGCATCCTTCAATGCCGCAGAAGCAGTCGGAACAATCGGTGGATATTGCGCCGCCACTTACCCCCTCCCCCCCGCGCGCCGCGTGATTCCCGGCAACGCCTGCTTCACCTGTGCACTGAACCCACTACTCGCCGACCGACCATACAGCTTCGCCTCTGCCATCGACTTCGGCTGCGGCATGACAATCGTCGGCTGGAAAATAAACGTGGGCTCATGCGCTCCCCCATTACGCGGTACCGGCCGATCCAATCCCAACAATCGCCGACCCCGTGGACTCTCTAGCGGAATGATAACTTCAGGCTTGTTCCCCTCTCCTGCACGAATGATCGAATCCCGCAGAATAATCCCACCTTCCGCCGCTGCTGCCGTCGTCCGATGCCGTTTTCCCGGCCTCGGCGGGATGTTCAGACTCTTCGAGAAACCCTCCAGGTAATCCTCGATCGACTGCAACGTCTCCAACTGCGCCTGTGCCAAGAAGGCTTGTAACGAGGACGGATCGTTAATCAGCGCATCGATATCGGTTCCCGGCGGAACGATTGCCTTCAACTGCTCGCGAAGATTGCCGATTTGCGCCTGCATCAACGGCACCGCCTTATCAGACCAAATCTTCAACTGTGCGGCCAATTTCTGGTTCACTTCATCGATCTTTTCGGCTTGCGCTTTGGCAATCGCCCGGTCGGCATCATCAAGTGGCTTCCGCTTGTCATCGATAATCTGCTGCGCATCAGCCAAATCACGGAGCCGCTTCGTATGCCCCTCGATCTTCTCGTTGTCTTCCTTGATCTTCTTCTGATAGCCCTTGATTTCCTCCTGAATTCCCTTGGCTTCCTCATCGATGCTCTTAATATCGGCAAGTATTTTCGTGCGCTCGTCCTCTGCTGCCTGCGCCGTTTCGAGCACCCCTTCGATGGCTGCAAGCGATTGCTGCCGGAGCCGGGTCAAATCCCGGGAGCCTACGGAGTAGAGTTTCTGGCCTTGCTCGACTGCCAATCCAGCCAGCCGCTGCACTTCCGCCCCAGCAGTTGCTTTCTTTTGCAGATCGGTCTCGCCCTGGAACTGCGCGACGGCTTCCCCGAGCTTCTGCCGGGTCTGTGCCAGTTCCGCGAAGCCGCCTCCCTTGATTGTGCCGGTGAGCGACTCCTTCATCTGCTTCAGACCATCAGTCAGGTCTGCCAGCGGACTAATGTCACTCAGCCGATCCTGTAGCTTCGATCGCCGATCAGCTAGCTCATCGAGCTTATCCTGCCGTGTCTCGATTTCCTTCTGATTCTTATCGATATCATCCTGTAGATCGCGAATGGCACGCTGCTCAATCCGAGATTCCCGCTCGATAGCTTCGGTATACGCATCCAACACATCCCGTTGCCGCTGAATGGCATCGTGATATGCCTGCGCCTGCTCATTGATGTCCTGAATCGTTGCCTGCGCCTGTGCCTGCAACAACTGCAATTGCCGATTCACCAACTCCAACTGCGCGCCGGCACTCGATCCAGCCGTGACCAGATCGTTGTATTTCTTCTCGTTGTCGTCCAAGAACGACTGGTATTTCTGCCCGGTATCCGTCGCACCAGTCAGTCCATCAATCGTCTCGAACATCTGAATCTGGAAGTCTTGGAGCCCGCGCTCTGCCTGCCGAATCTGATCCACCAGATCACTGACGGTCTTCGCCCATGCTTCCGTGGCCTGCTTGAGCGCCTCCATCTGGTCTTTCGCTTCATCAAGTGCCTCCTGCTTCCTCTTCGTCTTCTTCAGCTTTGGCACTTCCTCCTGAAGCTGATCCAGCCGCTTGCGAGCACGCGCCGCGTCTTCCGTGGCCTGCTTCGCCTGCACAACTGATGTCGTCCCGGTCAATTGACCGACAATCATTTCCCGCGTCCGCACGACATCGCGCTCCTGATCGAGCAGTGTCGTGGCCAATGCCGTTCGCCGCTCCCGCCGTGCCCGCGCCTTCTTCCCGCCACCACGCTTCGTCTGGACTCGATCCACGTAGTCTTCGAGATTCGTCAAGAAGTCTGCGGGAAGCTCCGTAACGTCAAGCCCACGCGCTTCCACCAGCGTCTTCACCGTCATGGCTTTCCGGACTTCTTTCGATATCTCCTTCACGGTAATATTCGGGTCGTTTTTCCGTAGCTGATCCACCAATGCGGCGACAGCCTTCGGATCACCCGTTGCCTTCCCAAAAGCGGCCACAATTTTGAGTACCCGATCACCGAGTCGATTCGCCTCCTTCGTGGTAAACTCGGCACCATCCTCGATCGCCTGGAGCACCGCATCGCGGGTCTGCTTGCGAACTTCGGGCATATTCACGCCGCCCCGTTTGTTCACATTCGCAGCAAAGATGGCTCCCAGATCCACGCCGGCAATATCGAATGCTGCCCCGAACTGTTGATACCCTATACGTCGCTTGGCGAGCACTGCTTCCGGCCGGTCTTTATCGCCCTTCCCCTTCATCTTGGCGACGGCAGCCTCGTAGGCATTCGCCTGGTTCAGCACGTTATAGATGGTACCGAACTGCAACCTCGTGAGATTCCGAATCGCTTTATTAACCGCTTCCTGATCTGCTCCACGGCGCGCGAGGACATTGAAAATCATGTTCTCGAAATTGCCCGCTAAATCCGGTCTGCGGAGTGCCACCGGCCCCATCGATGCAACTGTCGCACGCCCGAACAGCCCAATGGCTCCCCCACCCGCCATATCGACCCGTGCCTTCGCTTCCCGGCCGGTGATGTATTGCCCCTTATCCACCCCCGTCTTAATCCGTACCCGAGTCGGCACGCCTGCGCCTTTGTAATCGCCCATGGATGGCGTGACATTGGCACCCATAATGGTGCTGAGCCGTTCAGCGAACTGCTCCTTCAATAGTTCCCGAATATCCGGCTTCGGTGCAGTCGCACTGATGATCGCGCCAATAATCGCCAGCACCGCCGCGATGACCCAGCCAATAACCGGCACAATCCAAATCGCCGCCGCGACCGCGAACAATCCCGCTGCTGCACCAATTGCCGCCCCGGCTTTGCCTTGTGACGTTTTTGCCTCGATGGCCCCCTTGATCCCCAGCCCCAACCCAGCGAGACCGCCAACAACACCCACCGCTCCCAGAGCAGACCCAGCCGCCGACCCCCCTGCCGCTCCCGCAGCAGCAGCACCGCCCTGCGCCGCTGCTTGCCCAGCCGCCGCAGCTGTCGGTGCCGCAATCACGCCCACCGCTTGCCCAATTGCCTGCGCAGCTGCTTTGACGGCGACCACTAAAGAATCGAGCACCGGCCCAATCACCGGAATCTTGCCGAAAATACCGGCTGCGCCCGCTATTCCCCCTCCCTGACCTGAGAAACCCAACGCATTCAGAAGCAGGTTGGCCCCTAAGTTCCCTGGCGTCGCAGACAACCCCGAGATACCCGGACCGACCTGCGACAGCACACCAAGCTCGGACAGGAAATTGCCAAGACCTTGCACACCACCGAGTATGCCGAGTGCAGCACCGCCGGTATCGAGAAGTCCACCCTTCCCTTTCATCAGGGTGAAGACTCCCCCGACGATACTCAGCAATGGCCCGGCGATCTTGATAACGGTCTGGATTCCACTGAAAAGCTTATCTAATCCAAGACCCTTGAATCCGTTCTGAATCCCCTCCGAAACAGCACTCCCGAACAGCTTTTCATCAACGAAACTGGCCGTCCCGAGAACACCCGGTACCCTTGCCGCCCCCGCGAGAACTCCGCCACCACCAGTCCGCTGAGCAACGGCTGCCGCACCACCACCACCACCACCGAACAGACTCGACACCAACGTCGCGACCCCACCGAGTGCACCGACAATCGATCCCCCACCCGATCCACTGAGTAGCTTCAGGAATCCCGCTGCGAAGCCGATCAGCTTCTCGAACACCGACTTCCCCGTCGAAATAAGAAAGTCGAAGAAGCTGCCCCAGCCACCCTGCGCTTCCGTACCGGCATCACTGACTGCCTGCGCCGCCTTCTCGGCAGTCGGTCCGACCGTCTCCAATGCCTCCGCAGCTTGCTTCACTGCCGGCTCGACCGTCAGAATAGTCTTGCCGGCCGCGTCGGTACTCGACTTTACGACCCCAACAATGTTCGTGAAGGTCTCTTTCGTATCTTCTTGGATGAGACCCAACGCAACGCCGAACTGATGGACGAGACCTTTCTGGTCGGTGAAGAGGTTTTTGGAAATAATCCCTTCAAAATCGAGCTTGTTCTTGATCGTGGTGGAGAAAATGCTCTTCAGGATACCGATCCCGGAGTCGGCAAACTTCTTCAGCGTGTCCTTCGACTTCCCGAAATCGAACAATCCCTCGGTAATCAGATCACCAAATGCATCCTCGATCTGCCGGCCAACCTCCGCCGTCTCCTTCCCCAACTCCTTCACATGGTCGAGTTGGGCATCGAGCACCGGAATCCCAGCCTGAAGAATCGCCAGCCGCTTCTGATCCTGCTCGACGGCAAACTTCGTCTGCTCCACCAGTGCCGGAGCAATAGTCCCCGCCCTGAGATCCTCTTGCGTGCGCGCAATCGAATTCTGCAACGCCTGGATATCGATCTGTAACGCCGCCTTCTTCAACTCGATGATGCGCCGCTGAATATCTTGCCGCTGCGTGATCGAATGCTCTTCCTCCAGCCCAAGCTGAAGAATCTCAACGGCATTCCCAATCTGCGTCTTCGTGAGATCGGCGGTTTGCTGCTCCGCTTGCGCTGCCTGTGTCCGGACCCGAGCAGCCTCCTGATACCGGCTCTGAAGGATGGCATTCTGATCGGCGGCTGCCGTATTGGTCTGTAAATCAACGGCCAGTGCCTGCCGCTTCAGTCGCAGTTGCTGATCCAGCTTCTCCACTTCGGGCTGCTGACCCAATGCCGCCGCCTGTGCCCGGAGGTTTTCCAATGACTTGATCTCGTTCTGAAGTTTCTCCCTTCCCAAATCCCGCAGATTCGCTTCGAGCCCCTGAATCCGCTTCATTACATCTTCGCGCTGTTCCTGTGTCTGGACATTCTGTAGCTGAATCTGCGCATCAGCGATGGATTGCCTCACTCCCGCTGCACGAACATCAACTTCACCCTGCGTAACTGCCAATGTCTTGTCGGCTGCGTCTTTGATGTCGTTGTATTTCGCCAGTGATTGATCGAGTAGGCCCACTTCGACGGTCTTTGCCTGGTTCGTACTGACCTGTGTCTGGAGTCGGCTCTGCTCCGCACGCAACCGGGTCTCTTCCCGATCCAATGCCTCCGGATCAATGGGTGGCGGCTGTAATCCCTCCAACGGTAACCGTGCGAGTGCCTCCCGCTTCTGACGAATATTCTCCAATGCCTCCGCTATCTTCACTAACCGTGGTGCTGCATCCGTGCCGATCTTCTGCGTCGCTTCGTCAGTCTTCCGCTGAATCGTCCCAATCGCCCCGGCAATGCGCTCCGTGCGTGTCCCAAATGCCGCGATCCGCGCATCGAGATCTGCCGCCGAATCCTGCAATTCCAGCCGCAACCCACGCGCCTGCTGAATCGCGTCCCGCACACCGTCATTGAATTTCCGGAAATCGAGTCCCAACGCATCCCGCGTGACTTTGGAAATCGTCTGGCCGAGATAGCCAAACTCCACGTTCATCTCTCCGGTCGATTGGGCGGTCTCCTTCTGCTGCAAGTTGACTTCATTGAGTACCAGCAGCCACGTCTTGAGACCTTCCTCCGTCCGCATCCCGGAATCACGCATTTCCCGATTGTGCGCCGTAGCGAGCTTCGCAGATTCCACGAATTCCTTTCCAAGAATCCGCGACACTTCCATCGTCGCCACACCCAACAACTTCTGATGCTCCGCTAACCGCGCATTCGATTCCCCCCAATCCGCCTGCACTTCAACTAACTGCCTCTCCTCCTCCTGAAGTGCCGTCAACTGACTCTGCAATTCCGCGATGTGCTGATCGATGACTTGGACCTGATTTCCGACAACCTCCGGGCCAAGACCAATCGCGATCTGCCGAGTCTGCGATGCCTTATCCAACTCCACCTGCAACTGCTCGATTGCCTGCCGGATCTGCTCCAACCGTGGCGTGCCACGCTGTAACTCTGCGAACCATTCCGTCACTGCCGACGTGTTTTCCCGTGCCTTGTCCGCAAGAGCAGTTGCAGCCCGCTCGAATGGGCCACCAATCACGCCCGCTGCATTGCGGGTACTCGCCCATAACCGCTCCATTGCCACACCAAGTGTTGTCGAGCGGATATTGGCAGCGGTCTGTGCTTCATTGTTCCGGCCCATACTCTTCGTCAGTTCATCAACCTTCTCCCGATTATCAATCAGTGCCTGTACGACCTGCGCAGACTGCTGCCCACCAAACCTCGCCTGAATCTCGATGAGCGATAGATGCTCATTCGCGAGATTCTCCAAGGCTTTCGAGAGACCCACGACAGCGGGATTCGTCTCCTGCGATCCCGACTGCAATCCCTGGAAGAACTGCTGCAATCCCGTAGAGAATCGCCGCAGCGGAATATGCTGCAATGATAATGTCGTCAGAATCGCCGATGTCTCTTCGAGTGAAAGCCCAGCATTCCCGGCTATACTCCCGACTTGCTCTAACCGCCGACCAAATTCAGGCAATGAACTGGTACCAGCCTGCACACTCGCTGCCAGAACGTCGGTCACATGTCCCGCTTCCTTTGAAGACAACGAGAACTGACCGAGTGCAGCCGTCATGACATGCACCGCAGTCGGGATATCCTGACCCGTCGCCTCCGCAAGGACGACGGCGTGATGCGTGACTTCCTTCAGCGCATCGACATTCTTGAGTAACTCGGGCCGTGCAACAGCGACTTCCTCGAATCCCTTAACGACTTCCTCGAAACTCCGTCCGGTCTCATCCGAGAATTCGATCGCCGCAACCTTCAGATCACCAAGCAAATCCGCCGTGGCATTCGTCTGAATCTGCAAATTCTTCAGGGCAGTATCGAAGTCGGCTGCCACCTTCGTCGCAAAGGTCAGCGCAGAAATGACCGTCGGAACCACAGCGGCCAGACTGCCCAACGCAACTTGGAATATACCCGCCGTTTCCGCTGCCGCTGAAATCCCCTTCGTCAGATTCGCCAATCCCCGAATTGCCTCTCCTTTGGTCACTGCCTCCAGAGACACACCAATGTTGGCGAATGCCTTCCCAACGGAATTCCCTGCTGCCTGCGAGAACCGCGCAAAATCGGTAATCGCCCGCGACGCCTGTGCCAACGCCTGCGCCGTCACAACCGACTGCGGAACGGCTGCTGCACGAGCCGCTGTCCGAGACAACTGCTCCGCAATCCCACTCGGAGCCGTCAATCCCTTCGATTTATTCGCGATGTTGGTAATAGTCTTCGTCGCTTGTGCTTCGAGTGTCTTTAACTCACGTTGCCCTTGCTGTGATGCCTCCCGCAGCTTGTTCACGATGGAATTGCGCGTCGCCGTCATGTTCTGATCGACGCTGGTTTTCATCTTGCCAGTGATCTGCGTCAATTGCGCAAAATTCTGCTGGAACTGCGTTTGCAGTTGCTTGACTGACGTCCCGAGATTGCTGGCGAGCTTCTCGACGGTCTTCAGCGCCGCCGATGCGTCTTCCTTCGCCCGGATGACAATGGCTAATTCTGCCGTAGCAGCCGCTGCCATCTACCCGATCTTCCCTGGTGCCCGGGAGCGCTTTTCCAGATGGTCACGCTCGACCTTGGCAAACTCCGCACCGATCACTTGCATCGCGCGGACGTACTTATAGGGCTGGGCGGAGATTCCGCCCTCGTAATACAGAAACCCCTGCTTGTAGTGCGAGTAGAGGCCGATCAACTCGTGAGTGCCAGGATCGATATTGCGCAGGGGACATCCGTAACAGTCCCGTCCTTCATACATGTATGAGGGAATCTGCGGGAATCGAGTGCACTCACATTCATTGGGATTTACGCAGCTACGGTCCCAATATCCGCTGACCCAGATTGCGAATTCGAGGGCTTTTCTTTCGCTTCCCCCAAGTCGCTGTCACCTAAAATGGCCTGTGCCAGTTCGCGACGCCATGCCGGCTTGAGGTACGACAGGAACTTCATCTTGTTGTTCTTGTCCCGACCCTCGGGTACCTGTAGCTCCGTCCCATCCTCGTCACGGAAATTCTCGCAGCGAATCAACCCCTCGCACAGAATGGTCGATTCCTGACTGCCAGATAACACGATGGTCCGCTGATCGTCGGTCTTCGGATCCCCGCGAAACTCCACGAGACCATCCTGCGACCGCACGTAGGCATCGTAGCGGAGCAACTTGAAAAACCACCGCGTCTGCTGATCCACCGGCAATTCCCGGTCTTCCTTCAGCAAAAACACCCGCTCCTTCTCCGGATTCAACCCAATTGCCATCCCATCATCCCCTTCTTCGTTTAACCATGCCCACACATCACCAAGCGATGTGACGATGATTCATTTCGCCGTAGGCGCTTTTCCTCTACGGTCAACCCGCCGGGGTTTCCCCATCGTTTCCAGCCACCTCGCCGCATATTCTCTCGGGCTTCGGGAGAAACCGGCACACCCGCCCGATGATCGTTTTTCCGCCCAGCGTAAAAGCACGCTTTGGAACAGAAGAACCGATCCTCACGCCGTGCCTCACACGGCTTGACGAGAAACGGATCGTCACATTGCCGACAGTTCAGCCAAACTCTCATAAGTATGCGAAAAGATTGAACTAACTGTATGTAAATACCACCTCGTCATCGCCAGCATCAGTTGCTGCAACGCAACTGAATGGCAATTCCATGGTCAAGACACCGTTCCGATCACCATACGACGGTAGACGGAATTTCGCCTTCGGGACGTTGACCGTTATCACTTGTCCCGGCTGTGTAGTCTGATCGCCGATCACGACAGTTAACGCGCCGGTTGTACCGTTCTGCCACCGGAGCCACCAGTCAGTTGGCGACGATGCCGTTCGAGCGATCATTTCCGGATTACACGTTCCCTGCGGATTCCGGCTCCCGAGAATCGATCCAATGACACCCGTGGTCTGCTGCATGTCCGGCCGATACGTGACCTGGTTGTTCATGTTGACCGTCACCGACTGCAACGTCAGGCTGGTTGACGCTGATCCGTGCAACACCACCGTCGTCGCGCTGCCGTACTTCAAGACCGGCAACGGGAAGAGCGACTGATCCAAGAATCCCGGTGTCGGCATGGTCACTTCCACGAAGCCACCGGAGTTCGCCGTCGCGACGGCATCGTAGACTCCCGTAAACGTCCACTCCTGCCGGCCAAACTGCCCCGACTCCATGATGGTGTTCACGTTGCCACGACACCCACGAATCCGGTGCAACATGCCATCGAGGTTGGCGTAGATCGTACAGGTTTGCAGGTTGCTCGATACCGGCTTGTAAATCACCGACGAGCTATTCGCGGCATAGGTCGGTGAGAATGCACAGGCCCGCATGAGCGGATCCTGCCGCAACATGTTGGTCGATGTGTTGTCGAATACCGCCGTGGACCGGCCACGCAACTCGGTGGTAAACGCAATCTCACACCAGCGATTGCCGACAACGTGTCCTTGCGGCGAGAGAGTCGACAGAACTATGTTCCGATCGATTTCCTCAGCCTGCGGGGTAACCGTCAGTGCGGAGACAAGGACCGCGTTAACCAACGCTGCCGCCGTATACGAAGCACCAGGCGTCCCGCCGGTATCGATAGAATCGGTACCTTCCGTCGCCTCGACCTTCGCGAGAATGAGTGCGCGGCTAGTGAGCTTCAACCCTGTCTGTGGCATGTATGCCTTCCCCCTGTTCGATTTCCCTGAGCACCGCCATCAACCGCCGCCCCGCCTTCAACCAGGAAAAGCCTTGAGCATGCCGCCAGGCGCGAAGACCAATGCGTTTCGCCTCGGCCCAATGCCGCATCACCCACTCCATCTTCCGCACTAAATCATCTACCCGAGCCACGTCCACTGTGACAAGCAAAGCCTGGTTCTTCTGCACTAGCTCCGGGTCTTTACTCTCCTGTGCTGACAGTTCATCCATGGCAAGAAGCGGCTGACGCTCAGACCGAATTGGGATACAAACGGAATCGTTGGCAAATGCTGTGATTCCGGTATTCAAGATCGTCAAACACGGCAGCCCGGTTGCCATCGCTTCGAGCAATGGTAATCCCCATCCCTCTCCACAACTCGGAAAGACAAATGCATCCGCTTCCGCGTATAACGCGACCATACCGTCGTCATTGAGCAGCCGGGAATCGACAATCACATTCGCTCCTTGCACCACATCCCGCCGCTGATCCGTAGTCTTCAAATACAACTCGCAGTCGTCTCGATTGATAAATCCACCTTCCTCCCACGCCGCCAGAACTTCCTTCCAGCCCTTCCGCAGATTATGGGCACCACACCAGAACCATCGGAATGGCTTATGACGAGGACGCGGGCGATTGACTCCAACGAATTTGTCCGTATTCACTCCCAACGGCGAAACATAGATTGGAGTCTCGCAGACTTCTCGAAATACCTGCGCGTTCCATTCCGTTGGCGTAATCACCGCATCTGCCTGCTCAAGAGACTCTGGGAAATACCCGGGCATGGTCTCATTCTCATACATCGTGAACAGGCAATTGATTTTCCCGAACCAGGGGAAGAATCGACGCGGCATCTGCATGTGTACCGCCAGCTTCGCTTTCCGACTCTCCACCGCGCCGGCTGCTTGCAACGCCGCTCGTAAGCACCAGTTGGCGCGGGTGTAGCCGACAGCGTTGCCAGACATCGCTGTCTGCTCGATCACCCAGATGTAGCTCAGCGGGTCCATGCCAGCAGGTACCAATGCGATCCCAGATCGCCCAGCTTCGCCCACTGATATCCCGCTCCCGCCAACGTGGTTTTCACCTGATCGGCAATGTGCGCGCCGTAATACCGATCATGCATTTCCACGAGGATACGAGGATGCTCGTCCCGCAGTATCCGATTCATCCCCCGCAACACATGCGCTTCTGCGCCTTCCACATCGATCTTGACAAAGCCGACTGGCGATTCCTGCACAATCTCATCGAGTGGCTGCGCCTCCACCTGAAGCTTCGTCTCCCGATTCACGACCGTCACACCGCCGGAATACGAATGTGGCTCTGCTCCGAACAGAACCGGCGGTAATCCGACTGCCTCGTCATGCGTCGGCGTATCCATGAACACCATCGCCGGCTCCGACCACGCCGCCACCTGCGCAATCCGTACCCGATGCGCCACACCATTCGACGCCACATTCGACCGCAACGCCTCCGCCGTATCCCCATGCGGCTCGACGGCTACGACCATCAGTCCATCCACCGCTGCGCGAATCGACCAGTGGCCGACATGCGCACCGACATCCACGAAGATGCCGCCGTACTCCTTGCAAATCTCCCACTCCTCCAAGAACGCACCAAGTAACTGCGCCTCGTGGGAACCCTCCATCAATGCATCGTGGTACCGGCCAGGACGCTCGACGTACTTCAGATGCGTCTTGATTTCCGCAGCACCAGGCCCTGCCTGATACAACCCATCATCTTTCCCCATCAGCCCTACCTCGGTACAACTGTCGTCGGATCGAACTTCGTGAACCGATAGTGAATCGTGAAGAACACGATCACGCCGGCTTCTCCCTCTCCACTCTCATTGATAATCGGCGGTGAGATATCCGTCAGTTCCGTATCAATCGCCAGTTGGTTGCGATTCGGCTTCTCCAAGACTGCCGTCTCGATATCCGCCAGCAGCAAATTCAGATCGGTTGCCAGCGATCCTTTGCGCGTCTCCTTGATCCAGCCCTCGACCACGACGGTCAGGAACCGCTCATAGGTGAAGTAGTTGTCGATGCCACCGCGCTCGTCTCCCTCGTAGACCGAGACCACCGGGAAGCGTTTGTTCTCGAACGGACCAGTGAGCGCCCGCGACACATCGTAGGCCGTGAAGTTGTAGCCAGACTCGCGCTTAATCCCTCGGATGGCCTCGAACACATCCTGCATGATTAACTCGCGAAGTGGCGGCGCAGGCATTTAGAGCGCCCTGTTCAATGCCGTCACGAGTTGCCGCGCGATTCTCGGGAAGAACATTTCCGCAGTCGGCCGGAGAAATGGACGCGCAGGCATCCGCACTTCACGCTTCAAGGAATACAACGGCTCGATACTTGCCGCCCGGCGTCGCACCAGCAGCAGGTTTCCCGCACGCGACCGAATGGTAAACAGTCCAGCAATCTGCCGTGCGCGCCGCTGCCGTGCTTCCATGGTCAGCGGAATGGTCAGGAACTGCACATTCTTTGCCCGGATCGTTCCACCAAACTCATGGATGCGCGCGTACACACGGGCCTTGAACCGCTGATCCTGCCGAATCTCACCGACCACTTCATCCTGCTTGCTCTGCACCCGCACTTTCCACGAGTGCGCGAGACTCCCACTCAACTGTCCTAACGGCTCCGCATCCGGCTTCTTGAATCCAGGCCGGGACGGCGATCCCGACAATCGATGCGATATCATCCACTGCAACGCATCGTTTAATCCCCGATCGAGAATGATCGCGACTTCCCGTTTCAGTCGAATCGGGAATTTCGCCAGACGCACATCGAGTGCTTGCGCCTGTTTTTGATCGACTTCGATTGCAATACGAATTGCCATCAGTTTGACAAACTCTGAATCGTGATTATATTAGGTTTATGACAACGAGAGAATACAGTGAATGTCGCGTATGTGGCGGCGAAGGATGGCTCCCGTCGCTACCCGAAGGAAACAGCCAGTGTCCGTACTGCAACGGCACGGGACGAATTGAACGAACTGAAAAGTGAAGATCATAAACAAAACCAACTACGACACGAAGACGCTACGAGCGATGGTCAAGCTCGTAGCGTCGGAAGAACTCGACCCTGGCCAATTGAAGTTCATGCACATCACCTTCATGCACAAGAACGCGCGTGGCGCGCGGAACGACCGCTGGAATCGACGCATCTACCCCATCGGTGCCGGCCTGAAATACAATCGCTTCAACGTCACGCTCAGGAAGGAGACCAACTGGCTTGGAAGGGAACCTCTCGATTGGCCTGCCACAATGCTCGCCCACGAATTCGCCGAGTGCCGTGGGAAACGCCATGCCGATATGAAGGGCGGTAGCTCCCGCTACGGCTACGGCAAGAAAGGATCGTATTGGGGAAAACGACTGAAGGAGGCGGGCATCAGGCTCAACTCCACCAGTAGCTCAGCACGTCCGTCGCTCCCGTCCCAACAACCGTAAAACTCTTCGGGGCTAAGAACGTGCGCGGTGCACCGACGACTAATTTGAATGCTCCGTAGTCGTCGGTCACCGTCGCTGCCGGCGCGGCAGGCATACCCCCCAAAGTATGTGTCCCGGATCCGTTTGTCGTCAGATCAACCACGACCGGCAGCGGCGTCGTTTTTGCATTCGCCTCACTCAACGCCAACTTCACGTTGTCGGCATCGACCTTGTAAATCCAGTACAGGGTCGCATTGGTCAGAGGCGCAGGTAACGTCCCGGTGGTACTCACCTTGTACGGTCCATCCCCCGTCGACAATCCATGCGCGACCATGTTCAACTGATCGGTCCCGGACGTAGCCGTGAATGTCCGCGCCTTGTAATCCCCCGGCCGAATCCGGAAACTGTTCCCCGCTGTCCCCTCGGTCTGCATGTGCAGCGTCAAGTACCGCGCACCAGAGGGACGCGTGACAACCGTCTCCGTCACCCCCACGATGTGGCCGATACTGCTCGTCAGCGGAAGCACATCGACTGCTCCATCTGCACCACTGTTGGCTCCCTGATACTTCCCCATCGCTACATCCCCCGCCCTTCTGCCGTGAAGATGATGAGCTTCCGAAATGGTGCCAAGATCCCCACTGCCGATACCGGCAGCCCCGATGCACTGTCCATCAATCCCCGCTGCCGCTGAAATGCTCCCGCCGATGCCGATGCCAACACCGGATCGCGACCACGCTGGGAGAACAGCATCGCCGTAACCACCTTCACAGCCTCCGACACTGGTGGCGGTAACGTCGCGTACCCACCCGTGTACGAGACCAGCACATTATGTGCCCCCTTCGGAAACTGCGTGTAGGTGGGAAACCCGCTGATGCCGGTGCTGGCTACTAACTGAATGATCCCGGAGCCGGCATAGACGACGATATCCGATGCCGCCAAGGTTCCCACCGTCGATATCTTCACCGTTACCGACTGGCTGGTATCAATCGGCGGATTCGTCACCCGAACGATTGTCGAGTTATTGCCGTCAATCGCCTCGTCGGTATAGACTGTCTTCGCAAACGTTCGCCGACAATGCGTCTCGACCAACATCGATGCACTATCCAGCATCGACGCAATCACCGCATCAATCGACGTATCTGCGGGATCCAGATCAGCCCACGCTTTGTACTCGGTAACAGAGACGAGCGCCATGATACGAAACGGGGACTGCCAGCATTCCCTGACAGTCCCCTCTCCGCTGTATTACCCCCACTTCGCTGCCGCCGCAGCGAAGATCGATTTACGCTGGTTTCGGCAGTATCAGCAGTCCCACGACATTCGTGTTGGCTGTGGTGAACGTGCCACTGGTCAACACCACCTTGTCCTTGTCCGTCACATCGAAATTCGGGGATGGTGTTCCCGGCGCGGAGAGATTCACCACTCCAGCAACGTGATCGCCGCGACGGACTCCCGTCACCGTCACTTCGCCGGCTCCAGTAGTCATGGCCGTCGCATTCTGATTCACCGGCCGCTGCTCCGCATTCGTCGTATCCAGATCATCGACCCGAACATACTCCGATGCCCGGTAGCCCTCTCCACCCGTGTTGACCACCCGCTCGACCCAGCGCTTGTGCCCATTGACCATCGATAGCCGCTGGAACCGCTCCGCGATCATCTTGGTGTAGCTCTGCGTTCCGGTCCCATCCGTGGTGATGTCCACCACCGTGCCAGCAATGGCATTGGCCCGGGTCAGCGCGAGCTTGAAGGTGTTCACGCCCGTCGCGATGATGAAGTACGGTGTCGTAGCCGTCACTCCCGTAGGGAGTCCACCACCGGAATTGCTCAGAAGGTAGGGACCGTCTCCAGTCCGCAACCCATGTGCGTTCTTCGTGAACGTATCCGTCGCATTCGCAATCGATGTGATTGCCACAGCCGTTGCGAGTTGATCCTTCACGTAGATGTTCAAATCGAAATGTGGAGACTCTCCGAAGCCCGCCGTGTTCCGGATGGTCTCGACATAGATCGCATTCCCATGCTCACCTGCGAGACGGGCATCGACCCTCAGCGTGTTGCCCGTACCGTCACTGATCGTAACAGTCGCCTTCACTCCTGCCGTGATCGTACCGGCTGCGGTGTAGCTGAGGAGTTTGATGCCACGAAGCTGATCGACCACGCGCCGCGTAGTCGTATCGCTGGTGTATGGCGCTCCCGTGCTATCGACTAGTGCACCCATGCGTGCTCTCCCTTACTGCTCCGATGCGAGCTTGCCGCCACCCGCCAAAATCCCCCCATCATCTGGCATCGAAGTTGCCGACTTCCCCTTGGCCGCTGGCTTCTTTGGGGCAGGGGTCGGCTCAGGCTCAGACTCCTCGGATTCTTCCTCCGATCCGTCTGTGATCTCGAACGCCGGTATCGTGTTCCCACGCGCGTCCCGAGACTCCCGGGTCTTCAGAAGCTCCGCATCCTCTTCGGAGACGGTCACCTCCTGACCCTTCACGAACAGAGTGCCCCGGAACATCCAGCGCTCTCCACCAACCAGCGTCGCTTGCGGCATATCACTCCCTCGAAGGATTTGACCACGTGGTCAAATCGCTCAGGCCAGGTTGATGATCTTCACCACTGCCGGCTCTTCCTCATATACGAAGTCGAGTCGCATTGTGAGCACGATGATCCACACCCGGGCGGTAATGTCCTTGTCCGTCTCGACCAGGACGTTCCGCTGAATGCCAATCACCATGTTCTTCGGGTCGGTGAAGAGACCCTTATCTGCTGGCATGAGCGCCACCGGAATGACCGGCACGCCAAAGGCAGTGATGGCATTGTTCGTCGTCACCGCCGAGTCGCCACCAGTCGTCTGCCGGTTTCCGAAGGAATCGCGCCACTCAAGCTCGTTGTCGATGGACACGTAGAAGCGCATTGCCGCCCGGTTCCGTAGATACCGATCCGGCATGGCCTTGATCGCGTTCTTGAACACGGTCTTGTTGATGGATGTCGAGCCGGCATCGGACACGTTGGAAATGGCACGCACGAGCGCACCATCCACCAGGTCCAGATACGGATCAGCCGCATCGAGCGTGGTGTCTCCGAGAAGGATTAGCTCCTCGATATCGAGTGCCGCCCGCTCTGCCATCATCTCCATGATCGTATCGGCAAAGCCGTTCCGCTCGATGTTGTCTTCCAACACATCGTACGGAATCCGAACTTCCGCGATCACTTCCTTGGTGGTCAGCGTGACCTTCTCAGTCGTGGGCTTCGACCGATCTGACTCAGTCAATGCCACGTTCGACACACCCGGCTTCAAGATGCGCGTGCCGAATCCGACCTTGTTGATTTCGCGTTTCGGCGCGTTCATGAAGACCGTCCGCGCCTCCCGCACGATGGTCGGCTGATCGATGAGCTTGCGGAAGAATTGATTCTCCTGCTCCGGATTCAGGTAGCCGCCATTGGTTGTCAGGTCACTGACAGCAATGGTCGCCTTCTGAACGAGTTCCTTGTTGCTAACCGTGCTACCCATTTCCGCCCCTCCGCCGCCTCTCGAATGTGAGGTGTATTAGCTGCCAGTCCGGCCCCAAGGGAACAGATTGTTGAATGTTCCACCTGGCCGATCATCTTCCATGGTCTTCCGCACTTCAGCCGTGCCCTGGCGGCGGAGCGTCGTCCGCTCCATCTTCGCCACACGCTCATCCATCTGATCCAGCCGGGACGTGATCCGCTCGCCCATCTTGGAAATAGCCTGCTCGACTGGTGTGTCGGCTGGCGTCTCGCCGGGCTGCTTGTCGGTGTCCGGAGCCTCTTCGTCGGCTGGCGTCTCACCGTTGCTCTTCTTGCCGCCTTCGATCGCGCCAAGCCGGGAATCAATCGAATCGATCTTCTTCCCAATCGACTCGATCATGGCCTCGAACTTCGCGGTATCCATGTCCACTTCCTCCACTTCACCACCCGCCGCGAGATCGACTACTGCATCGACCACCGTTGCGAGCTTCTCGACTCCCGCCTGCCGCACGCGGCCAAGCAATTCTGCCTGTACCTGCTGTTCCTGTACCTTCGCAAGCGGCAAAGATTCAATCGAATCGAGCAATGCGTTCTGGAACTTCCCAAGCTCGCCGGCCATCTTCTCGCGCTTGTCGCCAATTGTCGTATCGTTCAGCACGTTGAACATCACGCCCTGCATCACTGCGAAAAGATCAAGGACGTTGGGCGATTCGTTCATGCCACCCATCGCATTGGAAAAGTCGGTTTGGCCGATGCCGCCGGCACCCATGGTCTTCTTGGTAACGGAACCACCGAGTCGACCAACCGTATCCGTCGCGCGGAATGGCGGATTTGACAAGCTGAATGCACCTTCATCCGTCCGGACTTTGAACGGATTAAAGCCGCGCAGCTTGGAAAAGCTCTGACTGAGTGCGCTGCCGCCACTGGTCTCGTTCTTGCTGGAATCTGTCATGGGCAACCCAACCTCCACACTGCTCCGATCCTTCAACGTCCGTGCCCGCTCCCGTTCGAGCAGCGCCGAAACGCCTTCCCCCAACTCCACCACTTCAAATTCCTCGGTGTCATTGGGAATCTCACCGACCAGACGAATGACTTCATCCGTCTCATCTGCCCATGTGGCCTTGAATCCACGCTGAAGTGCCCAACTCTCCGCCTGCTTCCGCGTATATGCCTGCTTGTCGAACACCAACGCGCGTACATCCTCCGCCAGAACGGAGTCAGCCGTGTCGTCGCCACCACCTAACGCTTTGATGATGGTCTTGAGCACACCTAATCGCGCTCTCGCCGACGCGAGTGCACTCGACCGAACATCGCCACCCTCTCCTCCTCCACTCGTCTTCACGGCTGCCTCCTGCCTACCGTCCCGCTTGATAATGCGGAACGTTTTCTTCGCCGCCGGCCGATCCACAATCGAGACAAACTCGGGATCGGGATCCACAAGCATCTTGACCTGACGGGGCATGTCATCCGTACCAGATATTCAAGCTGCGCATCCCGACCTTCATGCTGCCGGGAATGAGCCCGAAGATGGTTAACAACCAGAGCACTACGAGCAGGAGCAGGACGACACGGATGATCTGCTTAATGGTGGGATCGATCGGGAGCAGGGTCTCGACAATGTAGAGCAGGATGCCAATGACGATCAGAACGACGACGATCTGTATCAGCGGCATTTACTCCCCCTCGTGCTTCGTACACATGGCGCTACTTACGCCAAACGAAACTCCCGTCGAGGATTCGGTATTGACGAATGTCGGCCAGGAATAGGAATACGACTGCCAGGACTTTCCCCACTCCGACCGACACGTCGTGCAATATACACGCTGACAGTGAGAACAAAACCGTACCTGATCGTGCCTACAATCACAGGAATGAAAATGGGTCATCGAATTGATCCTAACGTTGTCTGCGCAGCCGGGGATGTCTTACTCGTACCCCACATCGTACCCCTCCAACCCCTCAGCCGACGCAATCAGATTCCGCAATGAGAATGTATGCCGATGTCCATCCGCAACGGCAGTCCGGACGTTCTCCGTGATGTCGTGCGAATGCCCATCGACAACATCGGTCATCCCCGATGTGACATTCCCCTCGTCGTCCAGCAAGACAGTGAACCCGTGTACGTGACCATTCGCCGAATTCGTCTGCCCTTGATACTCATTTGCCCCGTCACTTTTCGTATCGACCGTGACAGGAACCTTGCGCACTCGGGCTTGGAAACTGTATCCAGTTAAATCGCCGCGTTTTACTGCTGCCCAGATTCCATCGTCGTATACTTTTGTACCCAGCACCCAGGCACCGGGTGTGAAATCCGGATCCCCTTCGCGCGCAATGAACGACTCCACCACCGCTGTTCCATGGTTGGAGTTTTGGTCATGCATCAGATCGACGTGCCCGGTGAGTTGCTTCAGCATGAACCGATGCGCGAGCTTCTCGATTTCCTCGCCGGTCATGAACTCGCCGTGCGTGTCCAGATCGTTCGGCGCGTAGACTTCGCCGAAGACCAGGCGCTTCTCTGACACCTGTTTCTTGATGGCGACTTCCCGCGTGCAGACCACGAACGGGACCGGCCGCTGGCGTTTGACCACGTGGTCAAATCCCGGGCGTCGGGCCACCACGCCAGCCTCCGCCAGGGCCAGGCAGAATGGGCCTAAGCTACGGAAATCCTTGAGCTTTGGCTGGAGCATCCCGCCACACCCTCCCAACCCCATCATTATATGCGGCCGTCAAAGCAGCGGTTTTGGCGCAGCATTGACAAAAGCCAGCCGAACGGCTATGCCCAGCCCCGGGTTAGCCGTAGCTCAGTGGTAGAGCGCCTGGCTCTTGGCTCCGGGTGGACGCAGGTTCAAGTCCTGCCGGCTAGTCCGTTTTTGGGTGCCGTAGCTCAACGGTAGAGCGGTTGGCTCTGCAATCCGACCGGAAGCAGGTTCAATTCCTGCCGGTGCCCCTTCGAGAAGGCTGATGACAACCGAGAAGAAGACACTGGCTGACCTGCACGCTGCCCTGACTCGCCGGCTGCGCCCGGAAGATACCGCACGCCTGATCCTCGCCGTGCATGGAAACCGGGTCATGCCGGATGCAGCCGGAAAGCAGCTTCGTCGCGTGACTCGCGGCTCGTCCTACTTCAGCTACATGTCGCGCGAGTGGGCGAAGCCGGGGGCTGCCGCTTCCTTAGAGAAGAAGCTCCGGCTGCTCGATACACTCTTCCCGAAGGTGTGGCGATACGGAGACATCACTGCCGCGACACCGGAGCAGATCAATCTGTACCTGCGCGCCATCGGCAAGTCGCTCCACATCAATGGTGACTTCAAGAGCCGGCTCGCGCGCAAGGATCGGATGAAGATGAAGTACAAGAGCCACCGCGCGTACAATAAGCGTGTCAGGCTCTATCTCCGGAGCGTCGAGAAGCTCACTGCCCTCGCCCATCAGAGTCTCCTGGCGAAGCTCGCGCATGTCGCCAAGGTCCGGCTGGCGGATTCCATCCCGGTCGAAGCGATAACGCACCGGCCGACTGCGTACTTCATAACCTACTTCGTCGCCCGGCTCGGCGTCCGCTCCGCCTTCACATGGGGAAAGCAGGATCGGCCGTACGATCAGTGTGCCGATGCACTGCTCGACTGGTGCAAGCACAGCAAGGGAACGAATTGGCAGGCCATCGCCCTCGTGCATCCGGTACCGGAAGTGCTCATGCATCTGACGGATAGCGAGAAGGGCATGCTGATCGGACAGTGGTTGACCGTCATGCAGCATGCGGCCCATGTGCTCGGCAATCTCGCCTCGACTGGTGCATACGATCTGGAGCGTCTGAAGGTCCGGCGCGGGAACGACTCGTCCACCTGGAACGAAGCAGCCGGCGCATTCAATAAGGCGCGAGACGGCTGGCTCTCCTGCACGTATGCCCTCGGGGCCGATTCCATGCTCGATCGCTGGTGCGTCGGAAAGGCCATGCGCCTGATGGCTGCCGATGTCATGTTCCTGCACCGGCACATCGGCTCCGGCGATGTCGAGCCCGACACGAAGGTCTGGCAGAAGCTCCCGAAGCCGTGGGACGTATTCAATGGACTGGCGGCATGCCCGCGTGGCATGATCGAACTCGCCTGCCGGGAAGCCGGCGTGGAAGGAAAAGGCTGGATCACTCCCCGCGACAAGACCGTCGCAGAGTTTCGGCCGACACCGGAACTGGTGTACGGCGTCGTGGTGACAAACGCGCCGCTTGCACGCGCCCTAAAGAAGGCGGGATACTTTGCTGGACCGTCGAAGGCGAAGAAGGTTACGAAGCCGGTCAAAGTTCTCACGCGGAGGCGGATCAACGAGCGCGTGGAAATCAGCCAGTAACGGAGAAGTGGCCGAGTCTGGTTGAAGGCAACCGTCTTGAACACGGTCAGAGCTTAGCGCCAGCGGCTCTCGTGGGTTCAAATCCCACCTTCTCCTCTAAGCGCCCGTAGCTTAAATGGAAAAGCAGCGGACTACGAATCCGCAGACTAGCCGTTCGAGTCGGCTCGGGCGCATCCATCGGGCCGGCATAGCTCAGCCCGGTAGAGCAGCGGACTTTTAATCCGTGGGTCGGCGGTTCAAATCCGCCTGCCGGTATGATGAATCTACGTCAGTTCTTTCAGCGGCTGATTGCTCGGAACGAGCACAGCACGGAGGAGGAGGAGACGACCATGGCCGACGAGACCCCCGAGACCCCGACAGAGAAGGTCGAGACGAAGAGCGAAAAGATCGACGTTCCCGAGAAGGACTTCTACTACGCCGACGAGTTGAGCGATGCCATCGCACGCGGCATCGCGAAGAAGTTGCCGGCCAATCCCGATGATGCGCACGGCACCACGTACCACGTCAGCGTCAAACCGGAACAGGCTGATAGCCGCCTCGCCTTAGCTCACCTGGCCCAGAATGGCCTCGTGGCGTCTCTGGCCGACGACGGCATCACCGTAAGCATCCATCCCGATACCAACCTGAGCAAGTTCCAGAAGAACTGGACGGAATCAAAAGAGACGGAAATTCCTCCGACGAAAGAGCCGTAATATCACAGGCTTGATGCCTGTTCGTCGGAAACAAAAATGCCCACGGTGCCGCAAGAATCCGAAGACCGATCACCAGGGGCGGTACTGCCTTCCCTGCCGCCGGGCGTACCGCCGCATGTCGTATCGGAGCACTGGCGGCTACGGCGGGCTCAGCAAGACTGCCAAGCTCAAGGCTCGATGCCGCGCGTACACTCGTACCCTGCTCGCGCGTGGGCAGCTACAGAAAGCGCCGTGCAGTGACTGCGGCTGGGATCAATTAACCGACATTCGCGCGCATCATCCCGAGTACACAAACCCGAAGCTCGTTGAGTGGCTCTGTATTGACTGTCATGCAGCGGCTCATCTATGACGCTTGACGTGATCCTGTCCAAGCTCCCCCCAGACGCGGTCCAGGCTCCGCTCAGAGTCGCCGGGCCTGGATCGCCCTGGATGGTTTGTAACGTCCACCTGATCGATGGCGTGGTGTGGCTCGATATCGACCGGACGGCGGAGGAATTCCCGAAGCGACAGATTGATCTTCTCCCGCCAGGGTAGAGCAGAGGCTAGCTCGTCAGCCTCATAAGCTGAAGGTCGCCGGTTCGACTCCGGCCCCTGGCCCTACTTCCGGAGGCAAAATGAAGCGAAAGTTGTTGATTGCAGTGATTGGTGTGCTCGGCTCTGCTGTATCTGTTCCGGCACAGCATCGGTTTCTCGTCGTCACCGACTCGACTGGATCTGGCACCGGACTCCATCGCCAATCCAATAATCCCTGGTGGCGGTTGCAGCGGAAGAGCAATTCGCAGGTAACCAACTTCGGGTCACCAGGAGCCACCGTCTGTGACAAGACGCCGCCGTTCGATGGCATGTACCGTGCCGACTCCGCAATCGATCTATGGTTCGGGTATTACGGCGGCACCGGCATGATTATCATGCTCGGCCTCAACGATTGGGCGCTGAACATGAACGCCGCGACGTTCATGGACAACTACGACACCATCATCAAGCAGGCTCCGCCGAATCTCGCTATCGCCTGCATCACTCCCGTTTGGAACGTCAGGGAAGGAGAAGTCAACGCGGACGGATACACCTTACAGGACTTCCGCGACATGATCCGACTGGTCTGCGAGGACTCCGGGAGACCCGTACTCGATGGTCTGACGATTACGCCCAACGATCGCAGCGGATTTCCAGATGGCACACATCCGTCCGATCGGACGGCACGCGGCATGACCCGTCCGATCGTCAACTGGCTGGAGAGTATCGGCTGGCCGATGCGATGATGCTCTTCAAAAAAGCCCCCGTCTTCTAACCAGGAGTAGGATACCGGACTTTCAATTCGGAGATAGGGGTTCAAATCCCCCCGGGGGTATACAATGAAATTGCCTGATTACGGCAGAATCGTAGCAGAAGCAGCAGCCACCGTGGAACGAATCGGTGACAAAAACCTACGCGCCACGGCACTCCGCGAAATCCTCCGTGACCAATTCCGCCGGCTCTATGACGAGGACGCGGAGAACGACGAGGACGACGATTAGCGATGCCAGACGAGTCGTTCTGCTGACGCTCGAAATGCAACCTCGATAGCATCCCGCTCGTCAACGTCAATTGGTCGCCGCCAGCCACCACCGATGAATCCAGCCAGTCCAACTCCAGACGGCGGAATCGGTACCAAACACATCTCCACTAATGGGAATCGATCCAGCGCAATCCACGTCTCTTCCGGCTCGGTACAGACAAACCGACCCGTGTATAGGTTCCCTAAGATATCGTTGACTTTCGGATCGTCCCGGAACGCAGCTACCGGCCATCGCCACCGGGCCTTCACCAAAGCATCCATCAGAGTCTTGTATTCCGGCAGCACTGCTGCTGCGACTAATTCCTGTTGATTGGTTCGCAGATCAATTCTCCACGCGGTGATGCCGATCATGTTGGGTTTGAATTCTTCGAGGAGTTGGTCGATTTCCCGCTGCACATCCGTCGTGAGCGGAGTCATAAATGGAAAACCCTGTGGTGGAGCCGGCTGGAGCGCAGCACTGAATAGGTCGAAAATACGCTCCGGATTGCGATAGATAATCGACCCAAGCAAAATGCCGGCCCCCAACATGAGCGCGATGCCTGCCCGACTCCACGTCTCGATGCCAGTCAGCCAATTGACCAGTGCAGCCAGCAACCCCTGCACATTCTGGATTGGCGGCTTCGGCGAGCCCATTGGTACTACATATGCGGGTGTAGCTCAGGTTGGCTAGAGCGTGTGCTTGCCATGCACAAGGTCGCCGGTTCGAGCCCGGTCACCCGCACTTTTGTCCTGACTTCGGATCGAGGTAATCGAGAGTGAAGATGAGTGACGTGCTCCCATTCACCAAATCGGAGCTAGAGAAAATCATTCAGCACCATAAGAACCGTCCCACACCCAAGGACATAATTATCGTAGACACCGCCACGACACTGCTGCGCCTGATTATCCAACTTGATGAGCTTCACGATCGGATTGCTGGAGAAACGCCTGATGACGGAGACGTGGTATGAAGAAGCTGCGCGCTGTTTCCTGGCGATGTTCGCTACCTGGTGGCTGTGTGAATGTGCTGGGCAGCCACTGCCACCGCCGCCGGCTCCATTACCTGTTCAGGCTGTAGCCAATGCCACCGGAGTGTCTATTTCCGGCAACGTCTTCTTGACGAGTGGTACGTCAGGCTCGATAGTGATCGCGACAGGAAATGGTACCACATCATACCAGCAGGCTTACCAGCAGGCTTTATCCGCAAACTACCGACTCAAGCCGGCGCGTCCATGGGAGTTATCGCCGCTTCAGGAACGGTATTTCGCGTCACATCCTGATGCCCGAAAACTGATGATTCAGGCAATGAATCAGGCAGCATTCGGGGTCTGGGACGATCCGTACCGTACTGTCAGCGGTGATGACATCTACGGCGGATTTTGCCACATCGAGCAGGCATCGTATGACGACGATCTGTTCGTGGCACTTTAAATACAGGGGAGAGTGCAGATCAAACGATAATAATTCCGCAGCGGCAGCGCGGGTGTGCCGGCGGAACAATCAGCCCCAGAGCCGTCAGTTCTCTCGTATTCAGTCCATCAATTTCTTCCAACCGCATAAACGGCGCAGCTTCAACCAATGCATCCTCTAATATTCCATCCTCAGCAGCAGACACGAAATTATCAAATTGCGACATCGCATCACTGAGTCGAAAACTACCGACTCCCTCTAAGTATTCGCACAGAGGACAGACCTTCTCATCACCGACAGTCTGCCACCGATACCGCGTGTTTCCCGTTACACCAGGAAGATCGACTTCGGAGTTGGGTCGGTCGGATAACTCTGCTGCCTTCTGCGCCGCTATCGGCATCATCGTCATGTGCGCAATGTACCGGCCCCCGGAAATGATGTAGCGCGATACCCGCCCATCGTCATAGACCAGATCAATGGATTCCCCTGCTGCCTTCCGACGCGGATGAATTTCAACACCTTTCACTGGAAATGCCGGAATGGTTGCTTCCGATGGCTGATGGGCAAATGCCTTCTCCAGAATGGCCGCTGCTGCCCGATAGGTCTTCTGGTGATTGTGTGCCTCACGGAGATTTTTCAACACGAGTGCCTGAGTACGCATGAGACCCGGATAGATGGTTGCCATATCGGCAATCGTCCGCATGGCCTCTCCAAAGTTCTCCTCGGCTGCAATCGAAATCTCCGCCTTCCCGATGGTCGCAAACTGATTGATTGGATAGCGGGCAGAGTATTCACTCAATGGCCCCTCTTCCTCCGAAGCCGCCTGAAACGCCTCAATCTCCGCCGGAGCTACATTCCCCAATGTATTGGTGAGTACATGCCCAAGCTCATGGGCAATCGTACCCGGTCCTTCATCCCCATACGCCGCCGTCGAGATAAAAATCACCCGCGCGTCCGTAGGAGTCACTCCCAACGGAATCATGCCTTTCGGAGGCTGATCCGCCGGCCGGAGCTTCATAAGCTCCGTCAGCCGCTCCAAATCGCCACCCGGAATGATTTTCGCGTAGCGTCCCAATAAATCCTGCAACGGGACCGGCAGCTTCCGAATCGCATTCCGGATGGGAATCATCCCTGCCGGATCGGCCC